ACATTATGGGTCGACTATATCTATCTAGATACCGATGAACGCAGACGTTTCGCGCAGGTTTCGCATGAATACCTTATTGAACAGGTGCAGGAGCAGATACTCCAGGGAGGTGTTTATGGAGACCACGAATTACGATTTAACCACCCGGTAAAAGAACTAATGTGGTTTTCTACTTTTACTTCCGGTGGACCTAATCGCTCAAACCTTTATTTTTTCCCTTCTGTATCATTACCAGTAGTAAGACATAGAGATTTAGCAGATGTTACCTATACATTAAAACTCAATGGACATGAAAGATTTAGTGCGAGGCCTCATACGTATTTCTCACGGGTTCAATTATACCAACATCATAGTGGTGATGGGTCTCAAAATGCCAATTTGGATGCAGAGGAAGATTTAGAAAAAGGCGATGATGGTGAGGATGTTAAAAGTATAGTGAACTATATATCGGATAGTATTTGTATCTATTCTTTTGCTTTAAATCCGGAAGAACATCAGCCATCAGGAACATGTAATTTTTCAAGAATAGACAGTGCTGTATTAAGCACCGGTAATATCGCTATAGCCTCTTCTACTGACCCAAGACTTAGGGTTTTAGGAGAGCTGAACGTGGGTGGGGGCGGGGTGCGGAAATGGACCGACGCACAACTAGAAAATACTGCTGAAGGTGATAGAAGCACACACGCATTAACAGCGAGAATTGTAGCGATTAACTACAATGTGTTAAGAATAATGAGTGGTATGGGTGGTCTTGCCTACTCTAACTAAAAATTACATAATATTTTTTACTTTTTTTTATTTAAATAATTACCTCATTAGTTTTATAATGAAGAGTATTCTATTTTTTGTCTCTGGTAAAGGTAGCAACCTTGGTTTTGTACACGAAAAAATAAATTCTAAGGAGTTGAGCGATTGTAAAATTGTAGGGGTTGTTTCAAATAAAGATTGTCTGGGTCTTTCGGATTCAATCAAAAAGAAACTACCGGTTTACTACCGTTCATGGGATAAATCCAGTGAACCCAGAGAAGAATATGACAAAACACTTCTAGCATTTGTAAATATTGTAAACCCTGATGTAATTGTACTTGCCGGTTGGGACCATATTTTGTCGCCAGCATTTGTAAACCATATGAATGATAAAATCCTTATTAATCTTCACCCAGCACTAATTAATACTTTCCCTGGAAACAGCGCGATTGAAGATGCGTGGAATGCCTCCAGAAATGGAACAGTCGATAAGACCGGGATTATGGTCCATACTGTTACAAATACACTTGATGTTGGTGAAGTTTTGGCGGAAAAAGAAATCCTAATTTCTAAGGATGATACACTAGACTCTCTTAAGACTAAAATTAAACAGAATGAGAAACAGGTTTTGTTTGAAGCTCTTTCGGGGTTTCTTCCTGCTGTATTTAAAACCGGTAAGGTGAAGGATATTTATAATGTTAATAAAAACCGTCTACTTATTATGCATACTGATAGGTTGAGTTCTTGTAATAAGGTCGTGTGTGAACTTGAAGGGAAGGGACATCTTCTATCTAATCTAACTAATTACTGGTTTACACAAACAAAGGATATTGTTGATAATCATGTTATCGAACAGAATAGTAATTATATTCTAGCTAAAAAGTGTACCCTAATTCCAATTGAATTTATTGTTCGTGGATATATTACCGGATCTATGTGGAAAAAATATTCTGCTGGAGAAAGACTTTTCTGTGGTAATAAACTACCAGAGAACCTTAAACAGTATCAAATTCTAGATAAATTTATTCTAACTCCTACTACAAAATGTGAGAATGATTTGCCTATTGACTATGACTATATTCTTGAACATAAACTTCTAACAAAGGATGAATTAGATTATATTTATGATAAGTGTTATAAGTTGTATGTTTCCGGACAGTATGAATGTGATAAGAAGGGTCTAATAATGTGTGATACTAAGTATGAATTTGGTAAAGCATCGGATGGAACTATTATGCTTATTGATGAAATTCATACAATCGAATCTACCCGATACTGGAAAAAGGGTTCGTATAAATCAAGAATTGCACAGGGTCTATCTCCTGAAAATCTAGACAAAGATATTATTAGAGAGTATGTTAATAAGGGACTAGATGTGCCAGAAGATGTTCTCGAGACATTGTTAACTTATTATAGGTATGTCTATGAAACTCTATCTGGTGATCTGATTACAGAAGTTTCTAGTTATAAAGACCTAGATATTAAAAGTATAATTGATAAATATAATAATATTTAGGAAATTATACCTTAATCATAGTACATATATGAATAATTTTTTAGTAGCCTGGAATACCCAAAACCTATTTTATATAACTACTTTAATAAGAAGTATAAATAATAAGACAGAACTAGAGAGAATAGGTGGGTTTATAACCGAATATAAATACTTAGAACCTTCTTCAAATAAAGGTAGGGTATTTGTTTTAAAAGTATTGGAAATTTTTTTAAAACATTCTGATTTATATGGCTATAAATATGATATTTTTAATTTAAATAAATTTGTTAGTTGGAAAGGAATACTGACATTTTTAAAACACAATAACCCCAAATACTACTATAATCAGATTGATTATTATGGATTTACACCATTGTTAGATTGTGCTAGATATGGAGATTTTAATACATTTCTTTATTTACTTGATAAAACTGACGTTAATAATTATTTTATATATGGAAATAATCAAAACACATTCAATATTTTTAGTTGTTCGATTTATAACAAAGATCTTCGTATTTTTGAATATATTTTTAACAATAAAAAATTAGTCGAACTATTCTCCCCATTGTTTGGTTCCCCAACATATAATAATCCTACTCCCAAACAGAATTACTGTTGTAATTTAATCTACTCATGGATTGGTAATAATAATAATAATAATAGTAAAAATATCTATAAAAAAATATGTAAATTACAAGAAATAATTGGTTCAACCACATTTATTAATCCAATTTTACCTTTAATACCGGTTGATATATTGTGTAAATGTATAAGAAAGTTTTATAATGTTATAGACATAACTCATATTAGATTTACTATAGCTAAAGAAACAACTGTTATAAAATTACTATTTAATATTTATAAATCAACGGATGATTTTAGAAGTATGATTAACTTATATAAATATTCTGTAACTAATTACAAATGTAATAAACTAATTGCAAATGAAATATATTATTGTTGTGGTAAATATATAACAAATTCAAATTATATAGAAATAATTATATATCTTATTAAAAATAATAGTAAATCAAATCTGAACTATTTACAAGAATTATTTATGTTTTTTTATAGTAAACTAGATTTTAATATATCACCTGTTTATATACTAGATAATAGAACAGACTATTATGCTTATCAAGTAATACATTATATCTATCTATGTGGGTTAAATAGATTAATAAAAGTTAATGACTATGTAAAAAAAAACGACTATAATAAAGTAATTTGTAAATGGGAAAATACATTAAAATTATTAAGAAGGGTTTGTAAGCGAAAGGTGAACTTTATAGAATATGACTACTCTAAAACCCTAAAAAATATAATTCATATATATACAAATTCGAATAAAACTTTAATTAATTCTAATGCTTGTAATAGTACACTGAAAAATATTGCAGGATTAAGTAATACTATTTATATAACAGAAAAGGCAGATGGTATAAAAACTGATCTAAAGGTGAATAATTGTTATCCAAGTATAGATTATTTTGATATAATGGATGTATTTAATTTAGATAGTATAAAATGCGAACAAATTAATATAAATAATACTACTGTATATATAGTAATTGAATCATTTGATATAAATAATTATCTAAGAAAACAACACCCCTATGTAAAAGATTTAACAACAGATTTTAGTTTTGATGATAAACTATATGAAAGGACAGAAGTAGAATCCTTTAAAAATTATATAAATCAAAATAAACATAAATCCAAATGTTTATGGTGGCCTAAAATAGTCTGGTCTATTTCCAAAACCGATTTATATAATGATTTTATAAATATAAAAAATTTATCATATTCTATTTTTGAGACGGATGGGTGGATTTTGTTAGATGGAGATAATATTATTAAACTAAAGCCAGATAGTCATATTACATTAGATTTATTATTTATGAATAATTCATTTTACTATCATAATTCGATTAAATTTAAAAATATATATAAATCATTAACTAATAATTCCATTGTAAATGGAGTATATCGATGTTATTATAATAAAATTAATAAAATATGGTATATAGGAGAGGAACGGTTAGATAAAGTCTTAGCAAATAATCGATTTATTGTAGAAGAAATAGAGAATTATTTTAAACATGGATGGACTATTGAAGATATTTTAGTATTTGATGATATTCCAAAATATTATGAACAGAATGATTTTTCATTTGTAGATAGAAATATTACCTATTTAAATCGACTAATTTGTAAGATATGCTATAAAAAAGATATATTAGATATCGGATGTGGATTTTCTTCTAATAAAACGAAACGTATTTCAAGTTGCAATAAATATCATGGATTTGATTGTGATATTTCTATGATGGAAAACAATAATGAATTTAGTCTAGTAGATATTAATGATAACTGGACGAAATATACAAATAAACAAAATATATACCTAAGTAATATAGACGTTGTTCTTATGTTAAATACTATACACTATTGCACAGATCATAATAAACTTATTCAAAATCTTTCTCAAGTTTGTAAGAGTGGTACAACAATAGTAATTAAATTTTTAAACAAAAGATTACTAAATAAAATTATATCTAACAACAATATTATAGTAAGTGGTTCTAATTTTGTAAAATTTATAAACAAAACCCAAATAAAATATTATTATTCTGGTCGGTTTATAAAACCCAAAATAGAGTTTGTTTTATCTGATTTGGAAATAATTAAACTTTTTACAAAAAATGGGTGGAAATTACAAGAACAACAAGATTTTTTAACAAATACACAATGTATATGGGATAATTATATTGATTGTTTTTCTATATTAGTGCTAAAATATTTAAACTAATATCCTAAGTAGTATTAATAGTGTAACTTGAACTATTAATCCAGAAATACCATCATGATATGCGCCATTTAAATGTCCTAATTTTTTATAGTAAGTTTCTTCTAAGTGTGGAAATAATTTGCTCCATTTCATAATAAATCCATATAGTCCGCTTATTATAAAGGATACTAGTAAAAATTTCATAATTTCATAAATGGAACTTTTTTGCGATGGAAAGCTTATAAGATTTAGTATTATATATTGTGTGGTCGCGCCTACAAATGCTGCAACTAATGCGGCAGAAAGTAGAGTGTGTTTTTTAAAATAAGGAATTAGATATTCTATAAATTTATGGGTTTTAAAATACTGTGGTAGTTTGTCATAGTTCTCTGCCATTATTCTCAAAACAACATCCCATAACCCGGTAACTATAAATGTTAGTATTATTAGATTACATTGATTCATATACAAATAGACTATATTATTTTTTATTTAGAGTATTTTATATAATTATAAGGGTCTTATTAATTAAATAATATATATTAATAAAATTGACTTAATGAAAAGACGATATATATAAGTATAATAAAATGAGTCTTCCTTTCCATAACATGACTGTTGATATCAATCAAATGTGGTTCAAATCGCATAAAGATTTGATTCGTAAAGTTGCACGAGAACTTGGGTCGGTTGACAAATCAGATGAATTGATTGAGATGTTTCTAGGACCCCAGACTAAATTTAAGAAACACAAAGATCCTAATGCCCCTAAGAGGCCAAAAACCGGGTTTCTAATTTTCTGCGATGAGTTCCGGGGAAAGGTTAAGGATAAACAACCAGATCTACAGATGTGTGATGTTATGAAGGAACTTGGGAAGATTTGGGGTTCTTATACAGACGACCAAAAAGAAACCTATAATCAACAGTATCGTGATTCGCGCAATGATTACGAGGAACAACTCGAAGAATACAATATGAATAATTATTAAGTTTATAAAGTTAGATAGTCTACATTATTAAAGGATATTTTATTGCTAAAATTATTTTCTATAAAAGATTTTAGTATTTTTCCACTTTTTTCTTTTCCATAATTATTTAAGTATTGCTTTCTTGGCTCTAAACTTTCAATATTTTTCAGAATATGTTTGGCTCCATTTTCAATATCATCGAGATTTTTAAATAGAACCCCATTTTTTTCATTAATATATTTCCACCCACCAACGATATGATAATTCAATAATGCAGGTAGATCCGTGCATAATGCTTCTGTTAGAACTCTAGGAGATGCGTCTGTTTTATTAGGTAGTAGAACAAATTTTGATTGTCTGTAGCTATTGATTAATTCTTTTTGAGATAAAAAATCGGTAGTTGTTAATAAATGATCACAATTTTTAGGCATAGGGCATCCTTTTCTACCAACAATTAAACCTTTTAATTTTAATTTACCACTTAATATTTTTATACATTTTACACCTAATTTCCAATTTTTGTTTTCAGATACCCATCCATAACAGTCATCTGTTTTATCTTTAGGACAAACGTATATATAGTCATATATCTTCTTTACAGATATATCTGGTTTATAAAGGCTATAGTTAGTAAAATCGGATTCTGAAATTAAAGCTTTAGGCATAGAATTAGAAATATATTTATCTGGGGTTCTAAAACAGTGCAACCATCCATCTAGAAGTTCCATATAATTATATGTCCACGCCTTTTCCTTTGGATTATTTAAAACGTCAAACTTATTTGTAGTTATTTTAGGGAATTCATTATAACTTGCTATACCAAGTATTAAAAAGTTATCTTTTTTATATTTTTTATATTGTTCCCATGATGAATCACGTGTAAATGGATGTGACAAAAGAACTATTTTTAATTGGTTTCTATTATTATCGTATACATTAACAAATGGACGTTCATCACTAGTTGGAACGCTAAATCTTTCTGTAGATTTTAGTGTATGGTGTCGGTAATATAATATTAGGAATAGTATAATATAAAAAATTATTACTATCATATAATTTAATATTTTATTTTATTATTATAATGGCAAACAAAATTAGAAATACAAAAAAAAACAAACGGGTTTATAGTAAAAAAAAATCGGTAAAAAAAACTAGTAAAATGAAGGGTAGTGGATTATTTGATGCAATTAAAAAGGGATTTGGTACAATTCAACAGGGATTGGTCAAAAATAATACATTAGATGAAGCGAGTGTTAAAACCAGTATAGAAAAAAAGGTTAATCTTAATAATAAATTACTATATATTAGCAATAATTTTTCGTCTATAATTAATAAATACTGGGATAAACTTCTTACTAAACAATTAGATAAACAAACGTTAGATAAATTAATATCTATGTTGAAAGGATTCGGTTATTATGATAGTGAAGAAGTTGAAAAAATAGTTACTAGATTCGGAAATATATCTAATATTAAAAAACAAGATATTAGAACATGTATAAGTTTATATATATTTCTTGATAATCTATTTGAATTAAATGATATTTCTTCACGATTTTTAACAAAATCAAATAAAACCGGAGAAATTCAAACTGATATATGGCTTGCTTTAAAAGAAATCGTTTCTGAGGTTTCATCGGAGATAGATTTTAATACAGTTTATAAAGAAAAAAGAGAAAAAAAAATAGAAGATTTACTTGTTAACTTTAAAAACATTAGCGAGTTTTATAAAGCAGATGTTCCTCAACTCGTACAAACACCATCTACAACCCCATCGCCATCGCCATCACCATCACAGGAAAGAACCCCATCGCCATCACCATCACAGGAAAGAACCCCATCGCCATCACCATCACCTGAACCACCGTCGGGAAGAACACCATCGCCATCACTATCACCAGCAAGAACCCCTGGACTCAATAGTTTATTACCTCCGCCTAATACAGGATCAACTACAGGTATAAGAAATAATTTAAATAGAAAAAAAAATAGGGGTTCATCTTCACCAAGAATAAAATATAATAATAATAATAGTAGTAGAGTTTCTCTATCACCAAGTAGAAAAATTAATAGGAATAGTGTTTCTCCATCACCTTCACCATTTCCTATAAATTCTAATAATCGCATGAATAGAACTAAAAAGAAAGTAGTTACAGTTACAAACCCAGCATTTAAGTTTCCCTCAAAATTATAATTAAATATTAATAAAATTGATAAACTTAAAGTTTATATTGATAAATACAATATCAATACATAATGACTGAAATCTACATCGAAGGAAACATTGGGACGGGTAAGACAACCTTTTTGGATTTTTTGGCCAAGTTGTATAAGAATGACACAGTAGTATATGAACCTGTAGACCAGTGGCTTTCTACAAAGGATTCTGATAATAAAAATATACTGGATAAATTCTATAGTGATCAGGAAAGATGGTCATTTACATTCCAGATGAATTCATTTATTAGTAGGATTAAGGCAGTTGATGATGCACCAGAAAAAAGGATAAAGTTTGTAGAAAGGTCTGTTTTTACTGATAAGATTTGTTTTGCGAAAAATTGTTTTGAAAATGGTAAAATGTCTAAAATAGAATATGATATTTATTGTAATTGGCATACATGGTTGTGTAAAAAATTTGATATTACGCCTAAATATTTCATCTATCTAAAGACAAATCCTGAGATGAGTGAAGAACGAATTAAAAAAAGGTCACGAACCGAAGAGTCTGGGATTCCACTTGAATATCTTAAACAGTTACATAATAACCATGAAGAATGGATGAAGGATAATGTATCTAAAGGTATAAATGTTTTGTATCTAGATGTATCTACAAACTTTTATGAAAATGATGAAGAAAGGGCAAAAATTATAGAGCAAGTAGAAACATTTATTAATCGTGATGTAATCGTTACCAACTAGATTATTTAATTTCTATAGTCATTTATATTTTTTATTTAATGTGCGAAGGCTAATCCGGCCATTCCACCAACGATTTGTAGTATATTATAACTTACGGCATATACTCTTATTTTCCGTTGTTTAGTACCAAGACTACTAAACTCCATTTGAACTGTATCAAGTCTAGAAAAATTACAGGCACCACTTGGCTGATATTCTCTAGGATTTAGTGAGAAGGAGTAGCAATAGATATGTTTGTTAGGTATTTCATGTTTTGCTAGGTATGGCTGTACTTTTCCAAAATAGGAAGCATTTCTTTTTTCAAATCTATTATGTCCATTCATTTTTAGACACATAGTTCCAAAGTTTTCCATAGCATTACTATTTCCCATAAAGGAACCAGATTCTAACCCATTAATTACAGTATTATCAAAAGGCCCCGCACTATAATTAAAGTAATCATTACCCCCTCCATCAACACCAGCTGTTTCTATAGTTATTCCAGTAGGATCTAATAATGGTGGTCTAAATATATCTGGGTTTGCTGTATTTTGTGATGAATTGACTTCTGTATTTCTACCAAAATCAGTAAATACCCATATTAACTCTTTTACTGGATGAGTAAAGAAAAGATCTATATCCTGGTTCTGACTGTTTACTTCTATTTCTTCAACATTTAATTGGACCTGTTCAATTAAATAAGAGTGTTTTGACTGTGCAAACCTTTTTCTTTCCTCTTCATCTAAAAATATATAATCACACCACACATTAATATCTGGTGCTGTATCAATTGCCGCCTGTGTTTTGTGTGAAGAGACTATAAGATTTTCTAAAGCTCTAAAGGTAAAGTTAAGTTTAACCTCGTGATACTGCAAAGCAATAAGTGGAAGTGCTACTCCTGTGTTTTTACAGAACCAGAAATTAAGAGGTATCATAAGATGTAATATAGGGACCTGTCTATTCTCTGGACCAGCGGTATTAACAATTGGGAAACTCCCTTGTTTATTAATCATCAGACGAACTAATTTATCTCTTTCATTTAGTTCATTATTAATATCCATCCAAACAGAATCCTGTTTATCCATCTGGTTCCCTCCTATATCTATAGAACACTCTTTAATAAAAGCACATCCAGTATTATTACACCATGATGTATAGGTAATATCGTTCTGATCATTATCATTAAGACCTTGTATAGATGGTAAATTTGCTTCAACCCAAACATTGGATAGCAAATCCCCACTTCGTGAAACTATAGTACTAACATCAAATTCGGAATAAGAAGAGTCGCCATCTATAGTTTGTTTAATAGATTCAATAGAAAAATTTGTGTGTCTTCTAAAGACACTTTTAAAAAAAGTCATGTCAGGTGTACCTGTTAGATATGCATTCTGTGCTCCATAAGCAACTAACTGTATTAATCCACCCATTATTATATATAGTTATTATAATTTATTGTGAAAATATTAACGCTGCTTTACCATTCATAATTCTAAATATGTTATAGTTAACAGCAAAAATTGTAATCTTTACATCGCTATTTGTAATAGGTTCAGTAAATCTTAGCAACTGGTGGCTCGAGTTAGAAAGATTCTTTACACCACTCGGCGAATATTCATCTGGATTTAGCGAAAAAGAATAGCAGTAGACGTGCTTATTCGGGACTTTGTGACCATACTGAGCCGGCAACGATGTTCTAAGGAATGATGCCTTAAGTTTATCAAACTGAGTTTCACCACTAATATCAAGCTGGAATGTATCAAACCATTCGCAACCCTGATCGTGATTACCATAAATATTATTACCACCATGAGTAGGTTTTCTGGACGACGTATTATTCTCTTCGCCTCCAAGAGAACCACAAGAATAATCAAAATAGTCATTACCGTTGGCACTTTTTACAGCGGTGGCGAGAAGATTATTAGTAGCGTTATTAAATGCCACACCATTACTATTATAAGAAATATTCTTGGTTGCGTCCACATCAGCATTTGTGGCTGTAGCAGCAGTACCCTCAAACCGGGTTCCGTGTCTAATAACCCATACTAATTCTTTAACAGGGTGAGAGAAATTAATTCGAACCTCACTCTCAAAATCTTCCTGTTTCTCCTGTAAAGTTTCAATTAAATATTCGTGTCTGTTTTGTGTAAAACGCCTGGTTTCATCAATATCTAAATGAATAATTTCACTGAAAAATGTAACTTTAGGATCGGTAATTGTATTGTTTGTTGTGGAATTTACTCCATTGGTAGTATTCACAAGATGTGTAAGTTTTCTATACTTAACAACAAAATCCACAGAAGCTCTGTCAATCGAGCATAGTGGAAGTGCGAGACCTGGATTTTTATTAAACCAGAATTTGAATGGAATAATCATGTGTAGTGGCTCAAGTCTTTTACTGGAAGTTAGGTATGCGTTTTTTGCTGCGTGTTTATTTAATCCCATGTGTTCTAATTCATCTTTATCATTAAGTTCATTGTAAACATCTAGCCAAACACCAGAATGAGTATCAATTTCATTATTATTAATTTTGAGTTTGCACTGTTCAACAAAAGCATGAGCAGTATTATTCGTCCAGTTCATATACTCTTCACTATCAATATCATCATTTGTAACATTTAGATCTACCTCTAGCCAACATCTATGTAAAAGCTGGCCACCACCATCATTAATAGTATAAACGATTTCTTTACCATTAACATTCGGTTGGTCACCACTCTGAATTTTCTGTTGTATCGCAAAATGTGAATGTCTGCGATAAACTGCCTTGAAAAATGTAATCTGGGGATTTCCCACTATGAAGTCTGTTTCTTGTGTAATTTTTCCTACACCAACCATATAAATTATTAAAAGAAAAAAAAGTATTGTATTATACTTGTTTAATTAATAAACTTAATTATTTTATAAAAAATATTTGTCTCTATAGACTCTATACCCTTATTGTTTAATTTTAATTCTTCTAGCAATTTTAAGTAGTATCCCAAATTGTATATGTTTATAGACATAGAATTTTTAAAAATTTTGGGTAGATATAGATTGATAGTTTTAAGGTTAATAAATTCTAATGAGTTTTTATTAAGTAGTAATGAGTATTTTAAATCTATATTTTTATTAGTATCTGTTTGTTTATTATTATTTATTAAATAAGAATTCCTAGATATTTTATAGGTATTATTATAGTCTATAAGTTCCCATTTCATATATTTATACAATAAATAGTCTAGATTATCTGAATCCGAAAAGTTTTTATATATACTAATTATAGTTTCTAATTTATTAGATATTTTATTTTTTAAGATATATTCTATAAAATTTTCATAAAACAACATATATGCAAAATTTTTATTAATATTACAACTATAATTTTCATATCCACTATATTTTTTAAAATGATTTTCTATATATTTATAATCATTTAATTCTACATTTTTATAGCTTGTAATCATTTTATTGTTTCCATTTAATTCAGTAAATGATTGTTCTAGATTAATTATGACTTGTCTTATATCAAATTTACTTTTTTCTATAATATTTTTTACTAATTTTTTATCAAATACTATATTTTCATTCTCAAGAATTTTTTTACAATAATTTTCAATAGATTCAAAATCTGGCATTTTTATTTCTATAAAAAGACACTTCGATTTGTATGGTTTCATTTTTTTATTCAAAGAATCCGAAATAATAATGAATGGATTATATTTTAAATATCTAAATTTTTTTTTTGAAAATATAATTGATAACAAATCATTAAACATATAGACTTCTTTATTAGTTAATCCTTCTATTTCATCAAGAATAATACTAATTTCCTTTGTATTTTTATTAAACATATTTAAAATATTTTTTTTATGCAAAATATCATTAATATCTTGGTTAAAATCCTTTTTTTTTGTTAGATTCGAAAGATTTTTTTCCTTAATTTCATATTTAAAATAATTCAAAAAGGTATGGGCTATGATTGTTTTTCCACAACCTAATGGTCCATATAAATATAAACAATTATGTCCTGATTTATTATTTTTAAAATTATTTAACCATTCAAATATTTGGTCATAATTAATTTTTGAAATTAATAAATCTTCTGGAATTTTTGGTTTATATTTATCTAACCAATTCATTCTATAATATTCATATTTAGTTTTAAATACATAAATTATCTATACCTTCCCAAGATATTCCACATTCTTTTGCCCATGTACATTTATAATAATCCGAATCCTTAGTTTTAAAAACCGCTTCATTAAAATCCATAATTTTATCAGAAGTAATACTACAACTACCTATGTTATGTACGTTTTTACATTTAGTATCATCGACTACTTCCCACATATCAGGACATTTAGATTTCCATGGTGGAAAACTTTTAACGTTATTATTTTTTAAAAAAAATTTATTATATATTATATAACCAATAAGAACTGATAATACTGTTATAATTTTCAAAACAAAAAATAATAGTCTATTCATATAGAATAATATAATATAAATTTTAAAGAGCAAATGGATTATTTGGACATATATTACAACTTGTTGTGTCCTTTTTAACAGTAAGTCTATAATATCTATAATTTATAAATATATACAGTATACTAAAAAAGAAGGCATAGAGGGCGGAAGAAAGACGTTTAAATATCCCTAGTTTTCTAGAACAAGACATAGATACAGCTACTGCTATAAGATTTATTGTAAATAACCCAAGGATAAATATATTTGCCATAAATTTCTTAAAATATTGTTTTACCTTATAATAAGATTTTTCCTTTTTTAGTGTATTTATTTGTTTTTGCAATTTTTTCTTTTTATTAAGATCATCGGTATTAACCATGCTTGATATTAATTTATTAATTTTACTATCAAATGATACTGTATCTATACCACTGGATTTAAGGTCTAATTCATCTAGAATAACTTCAGACATTATATATAAATAGTATAAAAAAATAAGTAATACATTTATAATTACTATAATAAATTATATAGACTTTACATATTGGTATAAGCTATTTAGGTTAGTGTTTTTTTTTACAAATATTTCATATTCAATTTGTGATTTTAATGACCAACAATTATACGTTGATATAAGGTTATAGGTCATTGAATTTAGGTGTATTGGGTTGTCTCCATTTATAATCAACTTAAATTCGGTATTATCTATTAATTTTTTAACATCTTTTATTTTTTGTATAATCAAATCATTATCTTCACTAATTCTAAGTAGTGTTAGAAGAGTTTTTACTTCTGGGCGAATCATTTATTAAACTTATAGTTATAAAAAAAATCAATTTTTTTGTTTATATATAAAGAATTATACATAATACATATAATGTCAATCCTTTGGTATTTTATGTCGATAATCCCTTCTATTCTTTCACTATCAACGGTTATAGATTATACACTAGTAGATTCTGGTAAATATATATTTTCAACAAGTCTAAATGACACCTATATTATTAATAGTTACGATAATTTGGAAACGTGTAAAGATGGATGTAGCAATAGTAGTTTATGTGTAGGTGTATCTAATATGTATAATAATTCAGTACAAACCTGCAATCTTCTTACAGAACTTGGGACACCTATGTCCACCTCTCTAAATATTTCTAGCTATCGAAAACTGACAAGGTATTATGATGATGATGATACACATACAATTTATGGATTTATTGAAACAAGTGGCATGATGTTTGAACTTATTGATACAGATGTTTATATTGATATGAATCATAATGGTAAGCACGATGTAGATGAACCTATTACTACTTCCTATAATGGTAACTTTAATTTTACTGATGTTAAAGATGGTACTTATCTAATCCGGGAAGTTACCCCACCAACTTGCACACAATTACTACCAGGTGTTTGGGGTTATGGCGATACTATCGATGGCGATGGATATGTTGATAACATTGTATATTTACATACCTATAAAAATGAAATTACTGGAGGAAATCTAGAGAATTCAAATCTAGCGATTTCGAGTGATTTTGTTCTAGGTGATAACCAAAATACATATCTTACCTTTTTTCCGGATGATACTATTACTGTATCTTTTATTGACGAAACTATTATAGATACTCCTGGGGTTGATCTTATTATTAACACGTATAATAATTCTTCAACGCAGGCTCATGTTAGTGTTAGTCATAATGATGTTGATTATGTTTTTATTGGTGTGCTTAATACAAGTAATACTGGGTTTGATCTTAGTATTCTAAACTATACACAACATATTAGTTATATTAAACTACATTTCTTTGGAGATAATCATACAGATGGTATTAATATAGTAAGTGTAAAAGTCGCAGATGATAGTATGTTTTCACCTTCATTTGGATTTATGGTTAGTGTTCCAATGAATCCAACTTATAATGTGTTTTTTGTTAATGATTGTCATTATTGGTATTGGTGTGAACTCCATTGTATGTTTGGGACATTAGATGAGAATGAATCATTGTCATGCTATAGTGGTTGTCAACTATTCGATAAAACATATCAATGTAAATGTGATGAAGAAGAAATAATTAAACTCGACCTAAATTATACTGATACTTTTATAAAAGAAAGTTGTGTAAATGGGTGTGAATACGAAATGAACCAATATATGTTTCCTGACTTTAAGGTTTATAAAAATTCAGTAGGTACAAGTAATCCCGCAAATATCATTAATAAACTTAATATTGATTACTGCACTTCTAACGAAAACTATAACTGTCTAAACAAATTTAGAAATAAATGTGACCGAAGAGACATGTGTGAATCTATTTCTATTGGTGATAATCACCTCATTAATTATAATAACACTGAAAGATATTATGATGAAGGTTCTTATCTAATTGTTAAATCTGAACTTATTGGTCCTGATGGATTAGATTATATTACTACTTCCACGACTAGTTCTACTTATACATCCACTTCCACGACTAGTTCTACTCATACATCCACTTCCACGACTAGTTCTACTTATACATCCACTTCCACGACTAGTTCTACTCATACATCCACTTCCACATCTAGTTCTACTCTTACAACCACATCCACGTCTAGTTCTACTCTTACAACCACTTCCACGTCTAGTTCTACTCAAAACTTTACTAGACCAATAACCGTTTATACTAACCTAACTAATAATCATACACACCCAGTTCCCTATAATACAACAGTTGAATCTAATACCATAACTACAGTTCAAAAAAATACTAGTACTACTACGCAAACAGTTACAACCACAAGTAATAGGATTGTTACTAATCCATCAGACTCTGATAGTTCTAAGGATGATGATAATGATGAAATGGTTATTATTTTTAGTATCTTTGGAGCGCTTGCTTTTATTGTTCTAGCAGTTATTATCTACACACTAATATTTTGTAAAAAAACTCCAGATGTTCCTACTACAGTTCCAGAAAATAGAACAACAACCTCTTTTGAAAATCCTATGTATACTAATAATGATCTATATCAAAAGTCCCTTCCAGAAGAACCACATACATACGATGAAGATGCTAATTATATTGATATTAAATAAATAATAGTAGTTAATGTATATAATATAGACCCCCATATAGAATCTATAATAACAGTTTTAAGATCCCAGTTTTTAAAAATAGCCATATTTGTAAAATCGAATAAACAATACATACAGAACCCTAATACAGCAGAATCTATTATACTTTTTTTTTTACTCTGATTCTTGATATTTTGAAATACAAAATAGTACCAAGAAAACAGTATTATACTATATGCACCAACCGCAGGCATTATTTTTAGTTCTAAAGGAGATTTTTGAATTTTTGTAACTAAATTATTATAATAATTTTTGGTTAATGTAAGATAAATCGAATCTAATATCAAAAATGTTATTAAAACACTAAACAACATATATAATAATAAATTATTTAATTAAATATATAACCTAAAGACAATTTATTCTATTTTTATATGGGAGATATTGAAACCTTTAATAAAACTGGATTTGTTTTAATTAAAAATTTTTTTACAGAAGAAGAGTCTGAACAAATTGTAAACTTTGCAAATACACTTGAAACCTGGAACGAAACTGTTAATAAATGGATGATTTTTTTTGAAAAGGAAAAAAAGAAATCAAGAATCGAACAATTTATTGATTACTACCCAGAACTAAATAAATTTATGAAAACTAAAGTATATCCTAAAGTAAACAGTATTTATGGTTCAGATATGAATCTTTTCAAGGATAAATTAAACTGGAAACATGGTGGAGGTAATGGATTTAATGCACATCAGGATCACCCAGCCTGGACTGATTTCGAACCCAATATCTATATATCAGTTGCTTTATTTGCTAATAATTCAACTAAACAAAATGGGTGTTTACAATTTGGTAAAGGAGAAACCAAATTCGTGAAGGAATGTGATTATAATAAAGAAGGTATGGGGGAAATAAAAAAAGAAATTGAAGATAAATTAGAATGGGATTTTTCAGAAACAACACCGCGTGATTTGTTGTTATTTGATTCGTTTGTTCCACATAGAAGTTTTAAGAATACTACCGACCATTCGAGACGTATTTTCTATTTTACATTTAATGACACAAATTTTGGGAATTTATATAATGATTATTTTATTACAAAAAGAAATAATTTCCCCCCAGATATAGAACGCACAAAAAAAGTTAAATTAAATAATAATAAATATAATTTAGCAAATCCTATATTATAAATTCTTCGGGGTATGGTCTTTCTAATGGGTCCCATTTACAACATGTAAGAACTAAATTTATAATACTACTTTCGGTATGAAGTTCCATGAATCTATAGTGTTTAAATGCATAAATTAATCCTTTATGTAATAAATACGTTGGTGAATTAATATTATCATAAAATGAATGGATAGTTGGAAATTTTTTAATAAAATTATAATTAGGGCTGTCTAATATAATGTTCTGGTTTAAAAATAATTCATCATTTTTTTTATAAGGGAATAATGGGGTTCTATAAAATATTTCATAAATAACACACCCTAAACTCCACATATCTATTTTACAATCAAACTTAGTACCTAATAATATTTCAGGTGCTCTATAGTAAATTGTTTGTATAACATTGTGATTATATTTTTTATTTTTTGATAAAGATATACCAAAATCGATAATTACTATATCCTTTAATTTACTATCTTTAAAAAGTATATTGTCTGGTTTAATGTCGCAATGTATAATATTATTTTTTTTTAAGTAAATCATTCCATTGTTTATTTTACGAGCTATATTAGTAGTTTCGTCAACAGAACTAGTATAATTCTTTATATATTCTTTAAGAGAAATATCATACATTTTAAGAATCGTATATTCTGTATTATCATAGTAAAAGGTTTCTAACAGTTTTATTATATTATTCTTTTCTTTTGATTTAAGTTTAGATAAAATATTTATTTCATTTTTAAAACACTTATTGTTTGTATTTATTTTTAGTGCAACTGTTCTTGAATTTAATTTATCATATACGCTATAAACAGTGCTAAATGAACCTGACCCTAATTTTTTATTAAATGTAAATCGTTTCAAAAATGTATTATTATATGGTTCAGTATGTATTATATTCATAATATATACATATTTAAAATATATTATTAAATAGTATGTTTAACAAGTATTTAATAATAATATTTTTGTTAGTTTTTTTTATTCTTTATAAACTTTTTATAAATGGAGAACATTTTACAGAAAAAAAAAATGAAAAAAAACTAGACCGACCATGGGTTAATTTATATGATAATAATGGAAACATATTAAATGTAGCATTATTATCGCGTCCATTTTATAAGAATGATGATGAAGAAATATATAATAAATCTATTAAAAATAAATTTAATATATTAGGAATATCTAGTTATCAGGAATTTCCTAACCAACCATACAACCCTAGAGATGGATATAACGATACTACAAATAAATATAACTATAAAAAATGGATAAATATGTGTAAAGGGTGGTTACATTGTTTTAGGAATCCAGATGATTATTTGCCCAAAAATATGAAACGCGAATTAATTAGTGAATCCGATTTTATAGATTGTCAGATTCATAAAGAAAATAAAGATGTAAAAAAAAAATACGATTTCCTATATATTTGTCATAGGGATGATTTAAAAAACTGTAGTAAAACAGAATGGGTTGCCTATAATAAAAATCTTGAATTAGCGGAAAAGTGTATAAATATTCTTTGTAAAAAAAAGAAATTAAAAGGGTTGCTTGTTGGTAGAGAAGGTTGTAAAATAGACGGATGTACCAATCTAAATATAGATTATACAAAAAAACTGGATTATTATGATCTTGTAAAAAAATATGATGAATGTAAAATAATTTTTATACCGAATGTTCATGATGCATCACCAAGAGTATTATGTGAAAGTTTAGCCCATAATTTAAGATGTTTAGTAAATACAAAACTAGTTGGTGGATGGAAATATGTCAATGAAGAAACCGGCGAATTCTTTAATGATGAAAATGATTTTGAAGAAAAAATAGATACAATTTTAACCAATTATGATTCCTATTCCCCCAGAAATTTTTTTGTTAAAAATTATGGCATAAAAAATGCTGGAAAAAAACTAAAAGATTTTATATATAGTATATTTGGGGATAAAATAGATATTCCAAAAGAAAATATTGAATATGTAACACCAGAATTTCCCAAAAACGGATGGATTTCATGCAAACTTAAATAATTTAATATAAATTACTATTTCCGATCTTAAATTTGTTGTAATGATTCTGAGCTGATTCATATTCGGGCCATTTAAGCGCACCACCTAAACTCCTAGTTCTGTAAGCATAAGAATCATCATTTATTTTACGGTCACCACGGGAAGTAAATGACTCTTTTTTAACTAATATATAGACAACAAATAGTATAAGAATTAAAGCAAGTATAAGTATAAGTTCCATTATATTAATATTAGAAATTAATTATTTTCTTCTGAGACTTCGGTTAATCCATCAGTACTATTCTCGGAAATACTATGTCTAAAAATAACATAAAATATATTCAGAAGAGAACCCAGTATACAAAGAATGCCTATACAAATACTAATATCCGATAATCCCAACATAAATATCCCACACAAAAATTGTATACTAAAATTGACTATATTAATATCTATATCTATTTTTTCAGGATAAATCTTTAAAAGAGCAAGAACAAAAGTCATACACAAAATAAATGTATTAACAATAAAGATTAAGGCATTATATCTTTTACTAATTATAGTATAATTACTAATAACTGTTATAAAAAAACCTATAATCGTTAAAAGATTACAAAAATTAATAGCATTAATTAATTCTACCATTTATAATAGAAATACTGATTAACTTTAAATAAACATTATTAAAGCATACTTTCCTCATTAGTATTATTATTTGTTTTTAATGAACATCTGCATATCGGACATGTATGATTAGTTTTTAACCAATTATCCAAACAATTATGATGGAATATATGACCACAACTATTAATTTTTCTTATAATTTCATTTTGTTGTAAATCTATACGACATATAGCACACATCGTTTCTTCTTCTTCTAAACTATTATACAGTTTTAAGTGCGTATTATCTAATAAATTGTCTAGAGATATAGATACTTCTGTAGTTATTTCAGATGAAGGATTAAAAATAGAATTTAGTATATGATAATTTATAGGTTCTGAAAGAGATATTTCTATATCTCTAAATAATGTTTCCGGTGTTGGGGTTGTTGGTCGTGGAATATTAGTAGAATTTTCATTAAAAGGAGCACGGACTGGTGGTGATGGTGTTGTAGTCTGCGTTCTAAAATTGTTAGATCTTGTTCGCGATCTACTATTTAATGAATTTCTTGTTAGTTGTTGTAATATATCAAACATAGTATTCTGGTTATTAATTATATGGGTTAAGGTGTTATTTAATCTTTGTGTAGATATATCATTATAAGACATAATAAATAGTATTATATTATTATTTAAAGTTTTTTACTTAATAAATAAAATGATAGAGGATGATTATACCAAATATAGTGGTAGAGGACTAAGTGGATTAGTTAATTATGGTAATACGTGTTATATTAATTCAGCTATACAAAGCCTTAGTCATACACTTGATTTGACTGATTTTTTCCTTTCTAAAAAATACGAAAAAAAAATTAAAGAGAAGGATGATAATATAAATACAGAATTTGTAAAAAATTGGGTCAAACTTTTAAATGGATTATGGGAAGATAACTGTATTATATCACCAAAAAGTTTTTTTAAAAATTTAATACAAATATGTAATGAAAAGGGGATAAATCTAGGATTTTCTGTAAATATGCAGAATGATATACAAGAATTTTTGATGGTTGTTTTAGAGATTTTTCACGATTGTTTTTCTGAAAAAAAGAAATTTAAAAGCTTAAGGAAATTGGAAGGTCTAAATAAAGAGTCTGAAAAATCTTGGAGTGATTTTTATGAAAATGATCATTCTAAAATTATAGAACTATTTTATGGTCAAATTTTAACAGTAATTTCTGATAAAGAAACTGGTAAAGTTTATTCTAATAATTTTCAACCTATATGTTTTGTACCATTGCCTATTAATAATAAAGAAGATTGTTCTATATATGACTGTATAGATTTGTATTTAGAAAAGGAAACATTGGAGTCACATAAAATTAATGATGAAGGTGAAACTAAAGATATTTATAAACAAATGAAATTATTTAGACTTCCTAAAATTATTATTTTTACAATTAACCGTTTTAATAATAATAACATGAAACTAAATAACAATATAGAATTCCCAGAAGATCTGGACATGTCTAAATATAACAATGATACTAATACTAAATATGAATTATATAGTGTTTGTAACCATTATGGTGGTAGTCGTGGAGGACATTATACATCTTATTGTAAAAATGATAACAAATGGTATGAATTTAATGATACCACTGTTATGAAAATGAGTAGTGTTAACACATCTAATGCATATTGTTTATTTTATAGACGAACTACGAAATAAAATTTTATTTTTATAATATATAATGAATAATAGTTTTAATTATTATAACAGACAGTTCAATAAATCACTTAATTCTGTGTCTAAAAAAAAACATACGCTTCTAATGGTAGGAGTTTCTGTTGGGTTAGTAGTTTTTGTATATTTATTATACAAACACCTCCATATTACATTTGACCTAAAGGCACTCTATAATTGGATTGTTGGTATAGAACAAAAAATTGTAGGGGATAGTGAGGATGAAGATGAAGAAGTCGATAGTGAGGGCAACCAAGTTTTTCATATATCCCAAAATATTTTTACTTATGACGATGCTAAATTAGTTTGTCGTTCATTCGATTCTGAACTTGCAACAGTCCAGCAGCTGATGGAAGCCTATAAAAGAGGCGCTAACTGGTGTTCTATGGGGTGGATAGGCGACCAAATCGCAGCATACCCAATTCAACAAGAATTCTGGAATAAACTTAGCGATGAAGATATTAATTCGGAAAAATGTGGTATGCCAGGTATAAACGCAGGGTACTATAAGAATAAAGATTTTAAATTCGGCGCCAACTGTTATGGAGTAAAACCAACACCTAAAAATAAAGAACGTATTAATTTAAATTATGTAAATGAATATAGTCAAAATGATAAACAGGTCTTAAAATTTAAAAAGAATAGAGATACTTACAACATATCTCCCTTTAATAAAGAAAGTTGGTCTGAATATCAATAAGTTAAAGAAATAAACGATAGTATATACAAATGAACCATCTAAAAGCAGTATATTCTATTATTGTAAAAAGTTCTGAAAAAGTATATACCCAGCTCGGTCGTGGTTATACAGAACAAATTTATCAGAAAGCACTTTTTCATGAACTAATGACATATGGGTTTAATATTGATATTGAAAGGTATCTTAATGTGATTTATACAGATTCAAATGGACTAAAACATATTCTATCTTCGAATCGTATAGATTTATTTATACATCCGAATAAATCATATGGAACCGGAAATATAATACTAGAACTAAAGGCTTCTACAAAAAAATCTATAGAAGATGTTGAAAAAACACAAGTAAAAAAATATTTTGACCAACTTGAAAAAGAAAATACACCAGTTGATTTTGGATGTATAATTAATTTTTCACAACATGCTGAAAACAAGATTCATTATTGGAATGATCTTGATATAGTTATAGAGTAATTTCATTTAACCCCAAACAATATTTCCTAGACAGGTAATAAAATGTTGAACAGAACCAGCGCGCACGAATCCACCCTTTTTCTTTTTAGTTCTTTTATTTTTGTTTAATTTTCTTTTCATTGAACGCATCGGTCCTTTCTTGGCCGATTTTTTCATATTACGTTTAGAAGTTTTTTTTGCAGGATGTTCCGAGCTGCTCGGAGATTTAGATTTTTTGACAGATAGGCGTTTAGAATATTTCATTATACTATTATTGATTATTTTTATTTTCTCTTAATATGGATATTATTTTTAGATAATTTTTCTCTTTTTTTAGAAATTCTATCCATGATAACCTCAATACCTTCTGGTTCTTCTATAGTTTCTTCTAAAACTTCTCTGAGTAATTTTATAGAAATAGATGGATATGATGTACTAACATCAAATCTTAATTTTGTTTCATTTAGATTAAGAACCTTGTTATTTAGATTATTACTACTAGCAAATGTTATTATATCCTTTTCTAATACATTTTTTTTGTTCTTAATTTCTCTTAATCCCTTATTTATTCTTTTAATGTTATTATCTATTGTAATCCAATTCTGTATATTTTTTACAAATAAATCAGACATTATATATAGCTACATAAAAATTTTTAATAAATATTTATAGAAAATAATTGTATTTTAGTATGAACTATAATCAAATTTTAATAGAGAATATTACAATTGATGATAATCATAATATTTCTTATAAAAATAGCAAAAATGTCATTAAAAAACTAATTATTAAAACACCCAAACTATATCTCCCATTTGGAGTTGATAAGACGGATAAAGATTACTTTTTGAACGTTCAACTCAGAAAATCCAGAGATAAAGAATTTAATAATGAATTAGATAAGTTTGAACAATTTATACAGAATATAGAAAATTTGATAAAAACTACGTTAAATAAAGAAATTAATTCACAAATTAGATATAGTGAAAAATATGATACTATGATTTGTTTAAAAATTAAAAAATATAAGGACAAAATTACAACTGAAGTAAAACAAAATAATAGTTTTTTTAATTTTTATAAAATTACCAAAGGTATCTATTTGGATTCAGAAATTATTATAGATAAAGTTTGGATATATAATGATGTTATACACTACAAAATTAAAGCACAACAAATAAATATTAGCGTTTAATAAAACATAAATTTTTGGTCTATTAAAATAATGAGCATTACAATTACAGACTATAGGAATATAGATATTAACCAGATAGAACTTAAGAAACCTGAAAAGATAAAAGGTAGTTATTATAGTTTTGCACAATATAAAGGAAATGATATTTATATCAAAACACCTATGCTAACAAATATAACTAATATTGTAAAATTAGATACAAGATGCTATATAGAATTAGATCTTGATATTTCTAATGAAGAAACAAATGAATTTTATGAATTTTTAAGTAATTTCGATGATAATAATATTCTTAAAATTCATAAAGAAAGTAATAGTTGGTTTAATAAAGAATTTCCATTAGATATTGTAGAAGAATTTTATACATCCCCACTCAAACACAAAAATAATCCGAAATTAAAATTAAAGGTTCCGGTTACTAAAAATAAAATAGATTGTTCAATCTATGATAAAAATAATGTAAGTATTACAAATCTTAATGAGAATAATAAAGTTATTTGTTTATTAAAATTCTGTGGTTTAAAATTTTTATCTCAACAAGTTATTTCAGAATGGATTCCTATACAAATAAAAACGAACGAAATTGCAAATCAATCTAACATGGAATATTTAATAAATGAAAATTTTAAAAATAACACAGAATCTACAGAACCAGAATTAAATGAACCAGAATCTACAGAACCAGAATTAAATGAACCAGAATCCACAGAACCAGAATTAAATGAACCAAAAATTTCTTTTGTTAAAATTTCAGAAACTCAAGATGAAATTTCGGATAATGAATTAAATGAAATAGAAATTGATGAAATTGAAATTGATGAACCTGTATCTGTATCTGTAGAAAATATTGATGAATTAAAAAAGGAATTAGAAAAATATAAAAAATTATTTGAAACTCATGAAAATAAAATTAATGATATAAAAAATCTTGTAATTTAATATTTTACACGAATTTTTTATATTTTCTAATATTATAGATATGAATATGTTAAGTAATGTTCTCGATTTAAACGACAAAATGACCAAAATGACACTTCTACTTGGTTCTGCTGCCTTAGTTGTACTAATGGTGAAAAACAATGAGAAAGCTTTAACTCCTAAAGTATCAAACAGTGTTCTACTAATGGTGTGTGTTGGAACACTTTTCTTAGCTTATCAGATTAATGAAGAAGATGAATCTAACAATGTTAACTTAGTTAACGAAGTTGATAATTCTTCGATTTCTGATTTAAGTAATGATAATGTTAGTGAGGGGTTCATGGATGCTCCTGAAACACCTATGAGCGAAGTTTCGTCTCAAGAAGTACAGCCTGTTGTTGAGGAACCTATTGCATCGGTTGACCCTGTTGTCGAGAGAGAGGCAGTGCGTCCCGAGGGTCAGGTCGAGGAAACTACTACAGTTGCTCCTACCGAAGCTTCTACCACGGCCAATGTTGGTGTTACTGGATTGTCGCCGGATGATAGTAGTTTTGCACCAATTAGTATGGATACTTCTTTAGAAAAGGTCCCAGAACAATGTTTCCCTAAGGATATCAGAGATCCTAGCGAACTTCTTCCTAAGGATAAAGATAGTGCATGGGCTAAAAATGTTCCTGCTGGTCAGGGCGAATTAAGTTCTCAGAACTTCCTTAACGCCGGTCATCACCTTGGTGTTAACACTGTAGGACAGAGTTTGAGAAACGCTAACCGACAACTTAGATCTGAACCCTCCAACCCACAGGTTAAAGTCAGTCCATGGCTTCAGTCTACTATTGAACCCGATATTAACCGTCGTGGTCTTGATATTGGTACTAACTAATTTAGTTAGACCCGTTTAGTCTTTTTAGATTTTTTACTCTTTTTACTCTTTTTACTCTTTTTAGATTTTAAATTATTTACACAAAATTTATTTAATTCTAATAATGTCCTTTCCTTATTAAAAACACCATTCTTAGTTATTTTCCCATTCTTATAGAAATGTACTGTCGGAACTCCATTTATTGGCGGTGTTATACTATGCAAATCCAAACTATTAATATTTAGTTTTAGTTTATTTAACTTTTTATTCTTTTTTTTCTCAAATAAATCCCATATTGGCAAAAAATCAGTACAATAACCACAATTTTCCGAATAGTATAGAACTACCCAATTTCCATTATTAATTTTACTATTCATCATATTATATATTAATAATTTATTTTATACTATTATTATAATGTTTCGAATTTGTATTCTATTACTATCTACCGTAGCTATACTTGCTGTATTATATAATATGTTACCTCCTATTGTAGAAAATTTTGAGACTAAAGAAAAGGAAGAAACGGAAGAAAATGAAGAAAAGGAAGAAACGGAAGAAAATGAAGAAAAGGAAGAAACGGAAGAAAATGAAGAAAAGGAAGAAACGGAAGAAAATGAAGAAAATGAAGAAAATGAAGAAAAGGAAGAAACGGAAGAAAATGAAGAAAATGAAGAAAATGAAGAAAAGGAAGAAAAGGAAGAAAAGGAAGAAAAGGAAGAAAAGGAAGAAAAGGAAGAAAAGGAAGAAAAGGAAGAAAAGGAAGAAAAGGAAGAAAATGAAGAAAATGAAGAAAATGAAGAAAATGAAGAAAATGAAGAAAATGAAGAAAAGGAAGAAAAGGAAGAAAATGAAGAAAATGAAGAAAATGAAGAAAAGGAAGAAAAGGAAGAAAATGAAGAAAATGAAGAAAAGGAAGAAACGGAAGAAAATGAAGAAAATGAAGAAAAGGAAGAAAAGGAAGAAAATGAAGAAAATGAAGAAAAGGAAGAAAAGGAAGATGAAGAAGAAATTAGTGATAGTGATAGTGATAGTGATACCGAAGAATATAATAGTAATGAATTTAAAACAACAACAACAGAAGGATTTACAAACTATAATGTTTTATATGATACAACCAATTTAAGCGAGTATTACGATATTTTATAGTGTTTATTTATCTTTATTTTAATATTTTATATGAAAGTTGATAGTTTCTGTAAGCCATATATACATAAAGATGGACATGTTATAATTAGAAACCCCGGTAAGCCATATAAAACTAAAAAACCATCTACAGCCGCACCTAAAGAATCACCTACAACCGTGGCTAAAAATCTGCCTTGTGGGGAATGGTGCGGGCGGCTGTGGATGGGGAAGGGTACGGAGTGGGTGGAAAAATGCAAATGGAAGATCTGTGAGGGGTGTAAACAGTGCAACACGACCACGGCCGCGCCTACTAAAAGTATTACTAGCGCGTGTAAATCATATAAAACTATAGAACCACCTAAGGTCACGTCTACTAAAAGTATTACTAGCGTGTGTAAATCATATAGTAGAAATAAAAAGGATACATCTAACCCAGAAAAAACAACAGCACCACTTCCTAATAACCCAGAAAAAACAAAGACTACACTTCCTACTACTAAGAAAAAATCTAATTCACCAACAGAGTACATACCAAGATCACCAACAGATTACACACCAAGATCACCAACAGATTACACCCCAAGATCACCAACAGAGTACAACCCAATTTTACAAAATAAAATAGAGACAAAGTCATATAAAACTACAAACCGGTATAATTTTTATAAAACTAAAGAAGTATTTAATAAACCATATGATACAAAAATAAATTATGTATATGTTAAATTAAAAGAATTAAACGAATTTAAATGTAAAGGTGGTGATGCACTTTATAATAAAAAGTTAAATTATGTAATAACGAAATTAAAAGAATATAATAAATTAAATAATACCGATGATCTTTATCATAAAAAATTAAATTATGTTCTTGAAATGATAGAAAAAATGAATCCTCAAAAGAAACTTATAGAAGATTATCATAAAAAATTAGATTATGTTCTTGAAATGTTCGGAAAATTACAACCATTAAATAGTACTGATGATTCAAAGCATGGAAAAATAAACTTTATTATTGAAAAATTACATCAGATTGAATTACCTAAATGTGAACAGTTTAATTATCATGAAAAATTAGACTATATATTAAAAATTTTAAAACAATTAAAACCCCAGAATAATATTGATTCTCTATACCATAAAAAATTAGACTATGTTCTTACACTAATAAAATAAATTATTTTATTATATTAAACCTAATGATTCGTGTTAAACAAATTTTAATTATATTATTATTACTTTTAATATGTTTTCTTGTAAAAAGATGTAATTCGATTAACAATAATATGGAGAATTTCTTTTCTTTAGAACAAGACATTATAAATTTATATAAGGGTTTCCCAACCGATAAAGAGACGACTGATTTAAAAGAAAAAGTTGACAATTTAAAAATGTCTCCAATTTATAATATAATTTATAAGGATATAGAAGACAAATTAAGACTAATATATGGTGATGATTCTTTATTATCTCAAACTAAAATAACAGAAGTAAAAAAAAATATAGACAGTTTAGTTTTAGATTTTAATAAAATTAAATATGAAATTTATTATTATAATAATATACTTAGATCATTAGAGACAAAGACTGGAAGTTACCAAAATTTTTTGAACCCTTTCGATAATAAGAAAAAGGAAATTAAAGAGGACAAAGAAGAATTATTAAAAAAATTTCAAGCTATAAAAACTACAATAGAAGAAATAGAAAAACAAAATACGTTATATGTAGATAAATACACATATACTTTATCAAAACATATAAATGACTATATGGAAGACTTAACCAAATCAGAAAAAGCTCTTAAGGATTTAACAGAAAAGTTAAATACATTAGATAAAGATTCTAAAATTAAGTCACTTCCGATTGAAAGGAACACTTATTCCAACTATAATAGAAAAATACTAATAGTCCAATATTCAAAAATTCTCGATAAAACTAATAATGAACTATATGCACTAATTAAGAATGCACCTGACGAATCCATTTTGCGTCTTAAAGAATATAGTGTGGGAGAACTAATAAAGCTTTATAACATTACAATTACATCATTAAAAGATATATTAACTAAATTAAAAACTTTATTAGAAAATCCTACAACCCAAATATATTATCCGGAAAAGATTGGATTTATAGACAATACTGAACCAAATAGTCTTGTAGACGCATTATATTTCTGGATGTCTTTAAAAATAGGATCTCCAGAATATTTTGTTATAAATAAAATAAATAGTAACAGTAACCCTTATGTACTCCCAGAAACAACACAAGATAAAACTAACCCTTATAAAATAACCGGAAGTTGTAATGCTAAGGAATCAATTTCAAAAACTCCAAAAACTCCAAAAACTCCAAATACTATAATAACTGGAAGTTCTAATACTAAGGAATCAACGCCTGAAAATGGTTCAAGTATCGTGATCACAGATAAGTGTTCTTCTTATGAAACAACAGCAGAACCCACCACAAATTATAAATTATTATTTAATAGTATATTCACGCCAATAAGGGATGACCTAAACCAAATCCAGAAGTCTTATAATAATTATCAAATAGTCTCGCCCACAACTACAATTAGTACTGTATCAGATTTAAAAAATGAAAAGGAAGAAGAAGAAGCAAAACATCAAGTTTTATTAAACAAAATAACAGAACTAGAATCAGCGTTAAAAAAAGAACTAGAAAAGGGAGAAGATTGGGATATTTCTATAATAAGTTCCTTAGAAGAAAGTTTAAATAACCAGACTGAAAAATTGGTAAAATTAGCTGAAATAAATAATATAACTGATTCAAATAATAAGTATGCGACAGAGTTAAATGCAATAAAAACAAAACTCCATGAGTCTCAAGAACTACTAAAATCTCAAACTAGTAGAATAACAGAATTACTTAAAAAACCTAAAACCCCAATAACTGTTTCAGAAATTAATAAACTCAAAAAATCAATGATAAATGTAGAAAAGATAATAGAAACACAGGCGAGTTCACTTTCTAATACAGTTACAAAAACTAGAAACAAATATTATAAACGTAAAATAAATCAGGTTGGACCATTAAATACAAATAATACCCATCATGACAAGTTAAATCGTATAATAGAATCATTGAATAAACATCATATAAAATCTATGGATGAAGAAACATTTAATAAATTAAATTTACACTATAATAATTTAAATAATTTAGATAAGAGTCAATTATTAGGGTTATTAACTTCCATTTTAGAAGTAAAAGTTAATAGGGAAAATTCAAAAGAGATCGAAGATATAGCATCTTATACAAATAAACTTATAGAATCAAAAACTAATATTAATAATTATAATAAAAATGAAAATGAAATACTAATAATGGAAATATCTAAAGCATTAAGAAAAGGTACATTAACAAAAATTAGTGATAAAGATAGAAAACTTATTCTTTCTACACCGAATAATAAATTATGGAAACAAATACTTAAATTAAACGAAAAATATTCAGAACCAATTCATAAAAAAACAGAAAAACATATTCCAGGATTTTACCATATACATCCAGATAAATGGTGATAATTATTTATTTGATAATAAAATATTTTATAATAATATATGAAAATGAATATTAGAAAAATAATAATATTGTTTTTGGTATTTTTTATTTGTGTAATTTTACACAAATGTTATACACTTCATACTAATAACAGGGAAGATTTCTACGATGCTGCTGCTGTTTATAAGAGTCAGAGAGAGGCAAATCTACTAAACGCTGATGGATATATTACTGATGCTGAATTAGAAAAACAAAAAGAAGATAATAAAGCTAATGGTAGTAGAAGTAATTATAAAATTTATTTAGATAAGTACAATGACAAAAACGATGGATTTAATACAGAAAAAACAACTTATACTATTAATTTTAACTTTAAAGATAACTCTACTCCCTTAGAAAAACAAAGATATTTATTGATCTTTTTATACATATTTAAAAATACGACTGATAACATTAAAAAATTTAGTGAATTTGGTGGATTTACTGATGCATTCGATTTAGATAATGATACAATGGCTTCTTTTCAAGCCGATAAAGCTACAATTTTTCAAAAATCCAATTATGTTATTCCGTTTAATAAACCATTGGATGAAGATGCAGCGAAAAAAATAGAAAATATCTTTAAAATAATAAAAATGGAAACCGAACGATTATTTTATGAAACAAATTATCCAGAATATATTGATGATAAAGTTGTAATTAAATTAACTAAAACTATGAAAATTGTTGATAGTATGACTGGAAGTGAAAATAAAGAAGGCATGTTTAATTATATAATGAGTATGATATTTATACCAACACCATCTACCAGATTTATAAAAATAGTCCCTGATGATAATAAAAAGGATATTTCTGTGTTAGAATACTATATATCCGAAGACAAACGATTAAATGGAATTAAAAAAAGAGAAACAGGACAGGATGACCCTTCTAACCGATATTTACAAATTGATATTAGTGGTGAGGAATTAACTATAACTAAATATAATACACATAAATTTAACCAAGAAGTTCTTTTAACCCAAACACCAGGGGATCCGAAGGTATTCATGATAGGTTCCAAACCTTTTCAAAAATTATACTTTGATAAATCTAGGTTCAACAGTGTAGATATAGATAATTCAGTATCCAGTCTTATTACACTACTCTTAGATAATTATAACGCACAACAGAAAAACCAGGAATCAGGTAATAACATTCTCAATGATATGAAAAATGAAAATGGAAATTTAAAACCACTATCCGAAATAATTTCAGGATTATTAGCCATGTTTAAGGAAGAAACGGAAAAGTTATCAGAAAAATACGATACGCCATTATTAAATTTAATAAAAGACTCTAAATTAGAAGGTGAAAAATTATGTGTAATTTCTTTACTAACAAAAAATGATGCTTTTAAGTATCCAAGAAAATGTAGCGATGGTTTAGCTGAACCTGGTAGTAATGGTGCGGCTGGTTCGACGGTCTCTGTTGTTGATTCGGCGGCCTCTGCTGGTGCTAATGGCACTGGTGGTGGTGGTGCTAATGGCACTGGTGGTGGTGCTAATGGCACTGGTGGTGGTGCTAATGGCACTGGTGGTGGTGCTAATGGCACTGGTGGTGGTGCTAATGGCACTGGTGCTGGTGCTAATGGCACTGGTGCTGGTGCTAATGGCACTGGTACTACTATAAACCCACAATTAGCACAAATGAAGGCTTTATTAGAAGGACAGTTAACTCCTATACTAACTAAAATAGACGAAATTAAGGAATCGCAATCAGATATTAAAGAAACTAAACTTAAAAGTATTAGTAATAACAAATTAGCTAAAGAAGAGGAAGTTAAAAAGGCAAAGGAAAAACATGATGCTTTAATAGAACAAATTGAAGGTTTAGAAGCATCTCTTACGAATGAAATAGGGAAGGGTGAAGGTGCTGATACAACTGTAATAAAATCATTAGATAAAATGTTAAGTAATCAGACCGATGAATTATCTTCATTAAATAGCAATAAAGATGATGATCCTAAATTAAAGGCACTACATGATAAGGTACATGAATCACATAATTTATTAAAATCTCAAACCAATCAGTTAACTAAGTTGCTTTCCCAACCTAAAACAGAAAACACTAGTATGGAAATAAATAAACTTAAAAATTCTATGTTAGCTGTCGAGAAAGTAATGGAAAACCAAACCATGAATATTTCCAATACGGTAAAAAAATCACAAAATAAACAACTTAGTCAGTTGGCTCTTATGGGTCAGATGACGCCAATGTTACCTATGTCTTATAGTTCAAATTCGAATATAACCCCAGTTAGAATAATATTTACAACCTTAAATTATAATAATACTGATATAAGTAAACTAGAAAATAGTATACGTATTTCTATGAAGGAAGTAGGTGTTCGTGATGTTGATGTACCGATAGAATTCAAATCAGGTTCTATTATAGCGAATATTTATCCTAATACAGAAGAAGACGCATCTATAATCAAAAGAATGCATATAGAAATAAAAAAAAGAGTTTTGAATAATAACTTAAAAGGGTTAAGTTCGAATATAGATAATAGTCATCATACTAAGTTAAATCGTATAATTGAATCTATAGAGAAATTGAATCCTAAAACAATGGATGATAAAGAATTTGAGCGTCTTAAACCCAGACTCAACCAATTAGATAATTTAGATAAAGAAAAATTATTAGGTTTACTTGATTCTACACTTGCCGTTGATGTTAATTCAAATAATTCAAAAGATTTACAAGATATTGTTTCGTATACTAAAAAATTAATTGCTTCTAAATCCAACCTAAATAGTTATAATACTAATGAAAATAACATACTTTTACAGGAATTTAAGACAGCTATAAGAAATAAAACACTAAGGAAACTAACAAAATATGATAGAGATATTCTTATGTCTACCCCTGATAGTCAATTATGGAAACAGATAATTTACTTAAATAAAAAGTATTCTGACCAAAATCCATATGATACAACCTATGTTCCAGGTTATGTCTATATGCCACCAGATAAATGGGAAACTCGTAGAGAAATACCAAAATGTATAAATGATAAAGCACCAATTTCTAGTCCAGCATTTGTGTTTGGTTCGGGTGTTCCAAGCAATGCACTTGAATTTGATAGTAAACTATTGCCAAGATTTAGTTATAGAGAAGAAGGTTCAGGTGTTTTTACTGATGATGAAAAATTTAACAAAGAATATACGAATTCTATTATGGAAGAAACTGATAGAGAACGTCTTGTATTAAGTGCTTCGAATACAGATAAATATGTTGAAAAGGTTAGAACCCAACATTCTAAAAATCATCGTTTTGATGATTACAATTTATAAATAATTATATATTATTTTAAATAATTTTTATACTATTATATTATATTATGTCTATTAATGTTACACTTCTTGATAATGCTGAACCTAAACTTGAGGTGTCAGAAGTGCCTGAAGTACCTATTGTCCCAGAAGTGCCTAAAGTAAAAGATGTTCAAGAAACAGACAACGATATTTTAAATTTATCAGAATTAGAAGAGGTTGATTTAACCCCTCCTTTATCTGAAACATGTGATCTTAGAGAAGAAAATAAATTATTAACAACTATTGTAGATATTTCAAGCAGTACAGAACCACACGAGGAAAAGGAAGAAGACCTAGGCCTTGATATACCAGAGTTTAATTTTGAAGAAACTATAAATTTGGATGATTTAACTGTTGCTAATGATGATGAAGAAGAAGAAACAGAAAATGACGAACTAGAGGGAGATTTTTCATTAGATTTGGATGATGATGTAAACGATGCTCTATTTGAAGATATAACAGAAAAGCCAGAGTTTGATTTTATACCAGATACAAACCCAGTATTTGTTTTTACACCAAGAACTGAACCAGAAGTTGAAGTTGAAGTTGAATCTTCTGATATAGAAGTTGAGTCGTGTCCTAACTTTGTTGCATTATTAGATGATAAAGAAGACACCACTATAAAATCTGGTGGTGGTAAAGATAATAAAATAGAAACTTTAGATTATTTGGAAACGGATAATTATTTGGATTATTTAGATAGTTATGGGAGATTTTTAAAGGAAAAAAATCAAAAGGGAAACTTAACTAAATTTACTTATGATGAATTAGATGGTAAATTGGTAAAAACCTCATTAACTAATGGAAAAAAAACAACTATAGTTCTACCAAAATATAGAAGGGTTAATGATATTTTAGACTTTATACATATCCAGATAAATGAAATTATCTATCGTCTAAAGAAAAAAAGAGATGATATAGAAGGAAATAATACTGATAATTTTGATGAACTAAAGGAAGAATATTTAAAATTAATAAAATACAAAAAAATTTGTTTAGAGTTTATTAGTAATAATAAGAATATAGATAATGAAATTATTCTTAAGAAAAAAATAGAAACAAAAAGGAATTTATTTATACTTAATGAAAAAATTAAAAGGGTGAATTTAACTACTAATAATATTGAAGAAAGAGAAAGTTTAATACGTGAATATATTGAGGAAAACAAACTTTTATCATTAGAACGAAAGATTAGAGAAAATAATAATTCTAATTTATTCTGGAATGATACAGATACACATAGTGTTTCCCTAAAATATGAGAAACTATTAGTTCAGGAGCCTATTGTTAAGAAGCAAGGTGAACCAGTTAAAAAGAAACTAATTAAAAAAATTAAAAAGAAAGAAGATAAAGACGAGAAGAAAGACGCTAAGAAAGACGAGAAAAAAGACGAAGATAAAGACGAGAAACCGAAGAAGAAATTAAAAATAAAATTTAATCCATCTGTAAATGATACGGACCGAGACCCTGGCAGCAAAGACTGGGATGGTCCATACAAAGATACATCTTTAAGTTCAGGTAAAGGTAAACAGCAAATAAAGACAGAAGAAAAACTTACAACATTAGAACAGGCAAAAGAAGAATGTAATAAATTAGATGAATGCAAAGGTATTACATCTGATTCTAGTAAAGGCAAGATAAAGATAAGTTTAAGGACATCAGATAAACTTAAAAAATCTGAAGAGCAGAAATCATGGGTAAAAAAATAAAATGATATATAAATATAATGGAACTAAATAAATTCTTAAATGTAGACCTTTTTCTAATAATATTTATGTTATGTATTATATTCGTTTATTTTATCACAAAATCGCCAAAATTAGTTAAAAAAATATAAGTATATTTTATATGTTACAAAATTTAATTTCTATTATACTTGCATTAATATTAGCATTTAGTTTTCATACTTTAATCAGTAAAAGAAATTGTATAATTATAAATTAATTCGTTTTATTTTATAAAAAGATTTATTAAAAAATATATATGAGTAAATCAAGACCGATTAGTGATTTTATTGATAATGAAGATAAAAATTTGGTTGAGGGCATTTTGAATAATATTGACGCACCGGTTATAGAAACTAATATAGATGACACCCAAAAAGAAGAACAAATGAGAATGGAAGAGAATATGAATAGACAAATAGAAGAACAGCAGAGACTTGAACATGAATACGATGAGGAAGAAGAATATCATCATCAAGATCCAAACCAACAATATCATCACCAAGATCCAAACCAACAATATCATCAACAGCAATACCACCCACAGTATCAGCAACCACATCCTCCGGTTAAGAAAGAGGAACCACCAACTGAGAAGAGTTTAATAGATAAAATATTAGAAAACCTAAAACCAGCAATAATTGTAATTATTTTATCTAGTTGTGTTTTTTCGAATGTTTCAACTAAATTTATAGAGAACATTTTGCCGGATAAAGAAATCTTTAACAAATATAATATAATTATTGTGTTGTTAATAAAATCGTTGTTGTCTGGTATTATCTTTTTTATTAGTAATTTACTATTATAAAAATTTGTTGTTTATATTTATGTATACCGAATTAAATAAAAATTTAATTTTCATTTTAGTTTTATTCTATTTACTGTTTAATGTATATATTAAGAAATACTATAACATAGTCATATTTGTTTTAATGTTTTCAGTTCTAAATAATTTTATTACTGATAAAATAACATTATTAATGGGTATATATTGCATAATTATAAGTATAAGTATAGTAAAACATTTTCATTTATTAGAGAATTTTGAATCAAATTCAGACACGCCTGCTAGAAAAACTACTACACCAAAAAAAAAAAAGAAAACAATTAAATCTATTTACAAGAATGTAATAGAAGAATTATCAGATAATTTGATATCTAAATATGTAGATAAAACTAAACAAGATAAGCCGACAGATATATCAACCAGAAAAGTAGATATGTCAGATTTAATACCAACCAAATCAGAACTAAGTTCATCAAAAATTAAAGGGATATCTTTAGATAAAGAGGAACTAAACAAACCGATTATTATTACTAATGATAATTTTATTATAGACGGACACCACCGTTGGTATATAAATAAATCAAAAAGCAAGGCATCTTCGGTAGAAGATAATGATAAGAATTTTATCTCATGTACAATAATCAATTGTACAATTGACAAATTTTTAAAAAAAATCTCGCAATTTAAAAGGGACTATAATAGTAAAACCCTGGATAAATTTCAGATAGATAAAAACAAAATTAATTCAACTGCAAAAGCACTTTCAATTATTAAGAAGAATCTAAGTATTATAGAAAACTACAATAACGAATTGAATAAATTAAATATTATATAAATATAAATATGAATAAATGTCCGACTAATACTATTTGTATAAATAATATACATGTGATATATATTTCATTATTTTTGTTAGTAGGAATGTATTTATTTACTAATAACTATATTAAAGGGATATATAGAAGTAATAATGTTGATTCTATTAATGAATTAGAGGAAAGATTATTTAAAAAATTAAAGAAATCTAATAAGGATAATAAAAAATTAGATATAGATATCGATATCGATTCCAAGCTGCTCAGGGATGGTTCACGTATTATAAACCGAGATTTAGAAGTTTTACACAATCCATTGATGCCTCCTCTTAAAAGAGACCATCATTCTACTGGTAGTTATGTAGGTAGAATGCCTATTAATATGGAAACAAGGGGATCCGGTGGTGATTATCAGCAGGTAGGTGTTCTTCATAAAGTAACAAATAATAGTGATGAATTTACTGATCCTGGAAATAATGATAAAACGGTTCTACTCCAGTTATTTGGAAAACCATTGTATAAAGGTGCAAACACCTGGAACTATTATATAATGGATAAAAATAATTTTAAAATACCATTAACAATTGGTAGTGATAATTGCTCTGATAACCAGAGAGGCTGTAAAGAAATTTATAATAACGATGAGATATCAATCGAACAATATAATGGTACATTTAAAGTCCAGATACTTAAATTTGATGCCCCAAAATATATCCCATATGTTTATTAATAGAGATTAAGTCGTATTTTTAAGAAAAAATTGTATAATTATATTATAATGAAACTATATTTATTATTATTATTAATAATTATTTATTTAATTATTGATTGTATAAAAACAGAGAAGATAGAAAACTTTTCGGTTAAAAAGGAAAAAAAGAAATCCAAAAAGAAAGCAGTAACAAAGGAACAAAAGATAGATTCTGAAATAGTTATAAAAAAAACGAATAAATATAAATTGGTTTTTAAGGCAGCCGAATTATTTATATGGGAACCTGAACCTATTGATAATTATTTTCCTTTAGGACAAATAGTAACTACAGAAAATACTAAACCAGAAACTATATCAGTTTTAGTAAAATTCAATAAAGAAAATAAACCTGTGGATTATACATTAAAAACTATGATAGATAAAAAATATGGAGTATGGGTCCCTAAAGGTAAAGAAAATATAAGGTTTTTATCTTATATAATAAGTAAAAATAAACCATCTCTAAATAGAGTTCAGGGTATTAGTAGTAAATTTACAGAAGAAACAGAAATAGAGGAACTAATAACGAAAATAAAGTTAAATTTGGATGATACAGAAATTAAAACTGAATTCTGGAAGATACATCATTCACCATTTTTCACAACAGATGATGAAGAAACCCATTATTATTTGCCAGAAACCAACATTAAACCTAATAAATTATTAAATGTAAAATCTACAAAAAAATATGATAAAATCTGGTCGAATCAAAAAAATAATAAAACGGTTAGTATATGGCGTCCTATTGCGGATGAAGACTATAGAATTTTAGGAGATATAATACTTAACAATAATACTGATCCAAATAATATAATTGAAACCCCAACCGTTCATAAATCTAATTGCAAAGATGTCTTATATTTTGACCCTAAACCTCTATGTCATAAAACTAAAGATACAGAAGTATGTTTTTGGAAACCACATACACATGATGGTTACACTACTACTGGAGATATAGTGACAACAGATAAAACAGAACCATCAAGTGATATGTTATCATCTATTCCATTAGAATATGTAGAAGAAAATAACAAAATTGTAAATAAATGGAGTAATAATAACATAAATTTGTGGTCGAATAATTATAGTTTATTTTCAAGTACTAAATACACTAAACCAAATGGTAAAACATATAACATTTGTAATAAATTTATAGATTATGAGAGAGACCCTACCGATAAAACGGTTAGTGTTACGATTGAATTTATTCCTAAAAATATAGGACATCATATCGATTTAGAAAATAAAATAATAACAACTTTATCCAATAAATTAGATATAGAACCAAATAGAATCATGATTAATAATATTGATAAAATTAATCATAAAATCAATATAAGTATAAAAGAAAAAAGGATAGATTCTATAGACGAACCTACAGCAAAAGTTATAAGTGAATTAGTAGATATTATATATAAAAATAAAATTAAGATTCATGATAAAACACAGATAATTTTAATACTTGAAAATATCTTATTAGATGACCAAAAAGAAACTATTGCACTAGATAATAATTTATTCAAGGATTTCGTCGATAAGTCCTAGTTTAAGACAAGTTTTACTAGACCATGAGATATCCTTTTTAAGAATCTTTTCTAGTTTAGTCTCAGGAATATCTGTATATTTTTTATAAAGTTTAATAAGTTTATTGTTAAATGTTTTGATGTTTTTCATTTCATCTTCACATTCATTCATACGACCCCACAGACCACCACGTACCTGATGGATAAGCATATGAGAATTTTTAGTCATAAAACGCCTATCACCAACAATTGAAATAAGAGTTGCTGCACTACAAGCCTCGCCTTCAATAACTGTATAAATAGGAACCCTACAATTTAGAATATAATCTACAATAGCTAGAGCACTACCAACCTCCCCTCCTTCACTATTAATATACAAATAAATGGGAATAGGATCAATGTGATTAGTAGCAGAAATATATTCGGTTTTATTTGCGAGTGTTTCAAGTTCTACCCTTAGTCTAAGTGCTGAAAATTTATTGATATCATCATAAAAATAGATACGGTTATTCATAGTATAGATATTTACTGTAACCTCATCCTCTTCCTCGTCCATCAAATTATTTTTTACACTAGACATCTTGTGTGTGTGTTTTGAAAAGGACATTTTATATATTACACCATATTTGTTTAAATAATTAAATCTATTTTATTTTATGTATTAAATTTGTTCCATTTAAAACTAAATAGCTAATTAATATTAAATGAGTAAAGTGGATTGTTCAAAGGTGTATGTGAAAACGTCTAGTTTTTCTACAAAGTCAAATGAATTTGATGGTGCTTTTGCTAATACTGATATAAAAAATGGAGAACTGGTAGAGACTGGTATTGTTAGGGTGTTGGAGAACTTTGATGGTATGAAAAATCCACATGTATTTACTTGGTCTGATGAAATTCCAAATAAAACCTGGGCATTTACTTCAGGTTGTGCAACCTATTACAATACAGCTAAAAGGGGGAATGCCAATACAATTATGAAACGATTTTTTAAAGAAAATAGATTTGAAATTTATGCTTTTAGAGATATTAAAAAAGATGAGGAACTTACTCATACCTATAAAAGTTTAGAATGGAGAGAAGTATTTTCTGAATTAAATACTATTCTTAATCAATAAAAAATATACTAACACTAACTACTATTATATTATAACTATACCTTGACATGAGGGTATGTATCCCATGATCCACTAATTCGTATCCTTTTTGGATTTACATCAGAGTTAATCGACCCTCCTTCCAGCTCCTTCAACTTACATTCATGTCTCCATTCTTCACCTTCTGGATTTTTTGAAACAGGCAGAGGGCCATTAATCTGTTCGTCTGATACATACTTACGAATATACCAGTATGTGTCCCAGTAGTAATATAGATTTATTGTATCATTTTGAACTTCTAATAGATTATAAAGTGTCTTTTTTTTATCGGTTTTTTCGTTAATATATACAAATGCAGTAAATCCTACATCTGATTGTGATTCATTACAGTATGAACTGTAGTAGTTGTTGTTTTTGTTGTTGTATAGTTCTATGCCTACGATTGTACCAAAGTGAGCATCAGTCAGATGTTCGTATATGTCTTTTTTTGTAAATGTTCCTCTGCCTTTAACACAGATTTTGCGAGTCCAGGGTTCTTCTTCTTCTTCTTCTTCATCCATACAGATCAGCGTATTCCACGCTCCAAACAAATTAATAAAATTGGCAAACATGGTTGGTAGTAAGTTTTTGTATTGGGTTGGTAGTAAGTTTTTGTATTGGGTTGGTAGTAAGTTTTTGTATTGGGTTGGTAGTAAGTCTCGAATTGGGTTGATTGGTTAATATCCTATTTAGAATTAATTTATATTCAATTTTTTTAGATTTATAAAATCTATCTATTTGTAGGTCTATAAAGTAAATTATAGAAAAAAATCTATTCTACTACTACCTATTCTACTACTATTCTAATACTTCTATCCTATTAATTGTAGTAATCTTCATCATAATCTGGTGAATTTACCAGGTAGCCCCTCGACGATTCCGACATCCAGTTGAGGTCATCATCGTCCATCCAGGTTTTTTCTGTAACGCTATTCATGTTATTTGCCAAGAGTTTGATTTTGTGGTCAATACGTTCCCACTCTTCTTTCATAAAGTTGAGGGTCTCATCTACTTCATACCTAATCTGGATAAGTTCGGCCTTAATCTCATTATGGATATTAGTCTTTGACTTGAGTTTCTTTGTTGGGGGTTCGTCGAGGTAGTCATCAAATGATGAAGGCCTCTTGGTCTTCCTGTTACCCATGTATTTTGGTGCCTGTTCAGGCAATTCATCATCGTATACGTGTTGGTCGTCCCAATTCTGCATATGCTCGCTGTATTCCTCGTAGATTTCATCGACAAAAGACTTATCGACGTCTTTCTGGTTCATAAACTGCCGCTCTTCTTCATACTTGGTCGGATAGTCGTGTTTGGTGTAGATTTCGAAAGGCTTGCTTCCATTGTAGCGCCCATATTCGCGGCGGGAATAGACATTGTTTGTATCCATTTTTTCTGAGCGATTCTTCTTGATCATTGCGTCGCGCTTCTTCTTTTCTTGCTTCTTGAGGTAGTATTTGTCGCCCTTTGAATGGGACTTTGTTTTTGGGTTTGTTGTAGTCACGACAATAGAGTCGGACATGTTAAGGGATGCGAATGTAGACATAGTCATGATTGTTTTTAGTTTGTTTTTGGTTTTAGTTGGTTTGTTTTTTTAGTTTGTTTTGTTGTTAAGATTGCTAGAAAGATTGTTTATAGTCGTTCGGTAAGGTGGTTGTTGGTTGATGTGTTAATTGCTTATCAAGAAGAATATAAAATCAATTTTTTTTTTGTAAAAAAAAGTCAATAATTATAGAGGAAACCACGGTCTATTTACATAGTCTAATTCGTCCCATTGCTTACATTCCTTTTTATAGGGTATATTTGGTTTCGTGAAGTTATCTGTGATATTCATGGTATGAAGAGGTTCTATAGTGATAGATGGTTTTAGTGTATCATAAGAGAATTCATGGTTATCATTAATGTTGTGTGCCATTAAGGGTTCATCTTGTTTGGCTGGTTTTCCATAAACAGGTTTGGGTAAATCATTTAAAAAATCTATTTTTAATTCAGGTGGTTTATCTGTAAAGGGTTTATATTTATATTCATTGTTATTGTTATTATTTTCAAATGGAGACTTTGTTTTTTTGGGTTCTACTATATTATAATCTGCAAGAAGAAGTTTGGTAATATGTACTATTAGAGTCTTAAGAATTTTGTATAAATCGCTAAAAAATATATATACAGGAGTTTTATCAAAATTAGTTATCATAATTATATAATTTTAAAATAAAATATATAATTATACATAATGGCAAGTAAATGGACTTATGGGGAAACTAGTTATTGGTCTGGAGATTGTAGAGGTAGTAAACAATCGCCAATAAATATTGATACTGAACTAATACAGCAGTGTCAGGATTTGTGTAATTTAAAAATTTCATATAAACCTTCTAAATGTTCTGTTGAATTTATTAAAAACAAAAATTTATCTTTACAGTATGATAAAGGTTCTGGAATTATATATAATAATGTTTACTATAAACTAAATGAAATTACTATACATACACCTAGTTTACATCAGATAGATGGAAACTATTATGATATGGAAATATGTTTGCTACATTCACTAACTGATCAGGTAGGAGAGAATGGGGGTATTATAGTTAGTGTTATGTTTAACGAAGGTAACTATTTTGGAGATACCGAAAATTTTATGAATCAGTTTATTAATGAAATTAAAATAGATAATAAAGAAATTGTTGAGGTTTCTGATGATTGGAACGCAGAAATGTTACTACCTAAAAAAAAATCATTTTTTGTTTATGAAGGTAGTTTACATTACCCTCCGTGCACTCCAATGAAACATATAGTAATGGATACTATAGGTAATATTGGCCCAACCAATCTAGAAATACTACAAAAGAATCTAGGTAAAAATACAAGACCTATTAAAAGTATAGGAACAAGAGAAATTTTCTATAATTCTGGAAAAGTAACCGAACAAACAGATGAAAGGAAGGTAAATAAAAGTAGTGATAAATTCCTAAGATGTAAAAAAAAGGGAAAGAATGATATTAAACAAGAAAAAGAACCGGAAATAATTAAAGAACCCCCTATAGATACTGGGTTATCTTTGAGTACGAAGCAAATAGTTAAAAAAACATTTATACTAATAAACATAGTTACTATTTTTGTAATAGCAGTATATCTTACAAAATATTTATTTAAACATGAAATAGCTCAGAGTCTTATAGTAGGTATTGTTGGTACAGAAAAATTAGGTAACCCTGATATCTTAAGTATATGGAGAAATGATGAACGTTGTTTTGTATAATATTATAATTGAACTCTATTGTATTCTTCTATTTTTTTACTATCTATATCCAATTGGTCAATAATTTTTAAATTATCAGAACTATCAAATGATTTAGGATTAAAACTATTATCAGTTACATTTAATAGTGGTTCTAGTTCTTCAAACACATTTTCGGTTTGATTGAGTGGATCATAGTGTGTTACTTCCTCTAACTTCGCACCAGCCATATTTCCAGGAACATCTACAACTTCATCTTCCTCATCTAATTCAGCATCTAATTCAGCATCTAATTCAGCATCTAATTCAGCATCTAATTCAGCGTCTAATTCAGCATCTAATTCAGCATCTAATTCAGTATCTAATTCTATACTGTAATCATTACCGACTGTTTTTTCTTCTATATCTTTAATAATCATATTTTTATGTTCCTGTAGTTTTGTGTGCATCATAACAAAACATACAGAAAGTAAAAGAGCTACTATAGGGTCATCAAGGCAAGTATATAGTATAACTCCAAGGCAAAGAATACGAACAAACATGTTATCAAAGAGGTCAATAATTGAATTATTAAGTTTCGGGATGAAATAGACGTTGAATACTATTATTAAAACAATAAGGACATTCTTTAAAAACCTATTTAAATCAGTCATATAATATTAAAGAATAAAAAAAGTTATAGAATATTTAGATAATTATATATAACAATAAGATAGTATGAAAATCGGAAGCAGAGGTTATTCGATTATTAAAGAAGACTATTCACCATCATTAATTAAATCAATTAGGGAAGAACTAACAGTAAAACCATATGTAAACACAGATTATGGGGCACCTCCTCCGGCATTTCCTATTTATGGTGAAAGCAAAAGGAAACTATATCTACCAAGATTTTATGGCATAAATAAAATAGGATTAACTGATAATATTCAATTGAATAATGCGACACCTATAGATATTAAATTTTCAAAATCACTAAGACCCAAACAGCTTCCGATTATTGATAAATATCTTGAAGAAGCTAAACGGATAGGTGGAGGTATCATATCAGTTCCTTGTGGTTATGGTAAAACCGTTCTAGCTTTGAAATTAATTGCTGAACTAAAGGTAAAGACCCTTGTTATAGTACATAAAGAGTTCCTATTAAATCAGTGGAAAGAAAGGATAGAAGAGTTTCTTCCAGAGGCAAATGTGGGTAGAATTCAAGGTAATGTGATAAAAACAAAGGATAAGGATATTGTTATAGGTATGCTACAGAGTATTTCTATGAAGGACTACAAAGATGAAGTGTTTGCTGATTTTGGATTTGTTATTTATGATGAATGTCATCATCTGGGTGCTGAAGTATTTTCAAAGGCTCTTATTAAAACAAATTTTAAGTATCTTCTTGGGTTATCTGCAACTCCCAAAAGAGCAGATGGATTATCTAAGGTATTTGAATGGTATCTTGGTCCAATTGCTTATAGTATTAAACAAAGAGATGATACAAATGTAGATGTAAAGGTGATAGATTATTTTGAAGAAGATCCAACTTATTCTAAAATGTGTTTAAATATGAAACAGAAACCGAATCTACCGATTATGATTAATAATATTACTAATTATGAACCAAGATCAGACCTAATAGTAGATCAGGCATATAAATGTCTATTGGATGGTAGAAAAATACTTATTCTAAGTGATAGACGTGAACATCTAAAAACATTAAAGTATAAATTTGATAATTATCCAGATTCTACGTATACCTGTGGGTTTTATTTGGGTGGTATGAAACAGAGGGATCTGGAAGAAACCGAACTATGTGATGTTATTCTTGGAACATTTTCTATGGCAAGTGAAGGGTTTGACTGCAAATATCCACTTAATACTATTATACTTGGTTCTCCTAAAAGTAATATTGAACAGGCCGTAGGTCGTATTCTTAGACAGGAAAAGGATAAGATTACAAAAGTTCCATTGGTTATTGATATAAATGATGATTTTTCTATTTTTTCTAAACAGACAATTAAAAGAATCAAATTCTATAAAAAAAATAAATACAATATAGTCCGATATGATAAAGAGATGAATCAATTGGAAGAAATTTCAAATAAAAAGAAAAAAAAAGCATGTGATTTAGATTTTCTAGAAGACTAGAATAGTCTCGTGCCAGGTTCGAACTGGCGACCTTTCGCGTGTAAAGCGAACGTGATAACCGACTACACCAACGAGACTATTTTTCATAAATATTATAAACTGGTAGAGATTTTATAAGTGTTGTATTATATGTTTTCGATGGACCATTTTTGGAGTAATAAATAAGCATATCTCTAAAACTGTCAAATTTTTTATCAATCCCGCCTACATACCATGTTTCATTCTTGTAAATAATTATAAAGTGTTTTACTCCTAAATGTGTTTTTAAAGACAAAGACAGTATTTTATCGGCATTATAATACCAAGCTGGTATAGATGTATTTGGACGGAATACAAATGTCCCATCACAGTGGTATGATAGCTGTTCTTCGGCATCTCTACGTCTAAGATTTTCCTGATAACATGTGGTTGTTCTACTTTCAATTATATCTTTTATACCAATCGGTATTGTTTTTTTTGATGTAAACATGATTGTTAATATTTATATGTACATTAATTTAAATCAATTTTTTTATAAGTACATAATCTATATAGTAAAAAAAACAATTTTTTAAACGAATGACTAAGTTATAATATTTTAAATAATTTATTTATTTCAGATATATGAACACTCTGGGTGATGATGATGAAATTAGTACTCCGGTTAGAAATCTAAAGAATGACTATAAGTATCCAGATTGGTATAACCTAAAAAAATTTATTTTCTATAAAAAAATATATAAAAGATTGAAGGTTTTGGTAGAAATACATGGTGCATCTTCTAATTATTACAGTAAATTGGATAAATTTATTTTTGGTCCTTCTATAGTTATATCATGTTTATCTGGCATAGGATCATTTATGTCTACGTCTGAATTTATAGATAACAGAACCCAGAATATATTTGGTATATCTGTAGGTATTATGGCCTCTGTTGCTGCTCTTATACAATCTATTGGTAGTGCTACAAGATATAGTGCTAAGGAAGAATCCCATAGAACAGCGGCTGAAGAATATAATAAACTAAGTGTTAAGGTAAAATTTGAAATGGAAATGCCGAATGAAGAGGATTTTCAGGACAAACTAGAGATTGCTATTTTAGATATTCAAAATAAATGTAAATATTTCTCTCCACAATTTATTGTAGATAAGCACACAAAACTAAAACTTACTGAGAATGTTGTATATAAAGATGATGATGATGAAATAAGCTCACCTGACCCACAATTTACAAATGTTTAATTTAGTTTGATATATTTTTTTTCACTATAAAAATTATCATTAATATGGTATTCATCATTTTTTTTTATTATTAGTTTAATCTTTATAAATGGGTCTATATTTTGCACAATACTATCTTGTTTTATACAGTCTGTATCATTGAATTTTAGTAGAATATCTGAATATATACCTTTTATATTAAATTTATAGTCATTAAATTGTATTTCGCATCTTAGAAGATTTGGGATAAAATGTAGCTTCCTTGTTGGGAATTTATCGTTATACCAACAATCTAATAGGATACGTTCGTTATTAAAAGATTTAGGTAACACTATTTTTTCTTTCTTTTTAAGAGGCCATATCATATATCGACCGGTTAATAGTTCTGTTTTACAAAAGAATAGTTCATTGTTTATTGATTTATTTATAGATACATCACTTAGAATTAATTCTATTTTATATAAATCCATTTCTAGATTTTTAAATGCGCTATAGTACTTTAATTCTACATTAATATCTATTTTGTTATTTATAATTCGTTTACATAAATTATTTATATAGTGGCTGATAAAAATATATTCATCTACAAATCGAATAAGTTTTATATAGTCTGATAGTTTGTTTTGTTTTATATCAAATAAAATAAATTTAATAAGTTTTTTTTCAATATTTGGAATCTTTTTAATATCCTCAAACTTCAAATCTAATAATGGTTCAATATTATTAATAAAAATGTCTATATGATAGATAGATTTGATTCTATTATATACCTTTATATATTGTTCCAAAATATCATAATCTTCATATTTTTTTTTTAGAAATATTATCACCTTTTCTACTAAAGTAATAAAATTTTCATTATCAGTATAATTATATAGAAATTGATTTGCATATTTTATATTATCCAGGTTATCTTCTTCTAACGTTTTATTAAATAAATCAATAACATAATCTAAATTTGTTCTAAAAAATAAAATTATTAATTCATCTTTAAAGTCTATATAATTATAAAATGTGTAAAGATTTTCTAATCTTACTTCATTTGTATTAAACTCTTTATATTTAGTTATGTATGAATGTAAAGTATCTTCTAATGGATTACGATTTATAATGTAAAACTTAGAAGTATAGGTCTTAATTTCAGAAGTGAGTTGAATAAATCTATTTTTAAATTGAGATTTTATAACATAAACTATATTTTCTAAATCAATTGACGTATTTTTAGAGTAGATATTGATATTTATTGTTTTTATAATTTTATAGAAAATATTATTAAACACAATTGAATCCCAAGATTTTATAAGAAGTTTGTTGAGTTTATAGTCTTCGGTAATAATATCAAGTTCAGAGAATTTATAAAGTTCACTAAATAGATTAGTAAGAGTAATAGATTTTTTATAGAGATCCAAAAAATGTTCGAATAATAAATTAGTATAATTTGGATTAGTTTCTATTTCACAATGTTTATGTTTAAAATAATAATTTACTTCGTAATTAATAATTTTTTCAAATTCACAAGTACATATTTTTATAATAAATTCAGAATTACTATTACTCTTTAAAATATTAAAAAGATTCGTTTTAACATTTTGTTTTTGAATATCATTATTATATGTTGTATTAAAAAATGTATGATGTATAACAGTATGTAAATATTTAACAAGTTTATTAGAAATAATCATTTCGTTGTTATAGTATTTATATTATAAATCAAATCATAGATTTAAGTATATACACTAAATTATACGTCAATACATTTAGTTTGAGTTATAGAACTATCATGATGATATTTACATTTTTTTTTGGGTTTAAAAACCTTTAAGCTAGGGAAATCATTTAATTTAGAATCATCGCAGACTTGTTTATTTTCTTTATTACATTTTAAAAAGGGATCTGGTTTAAAATCTTGAAGCAAATCCGTAAATCCAGTAGTGACCCCTACTATTTCATTATTAGGTTTATCAATAGGAAACTCATTAGGTAGATTGCTATATTCCTGTAGAATTAGGTCATTAATGTCTTTACTTTTATTGCGGTCATAGTTGAGTTGCATATCAGTGAATTTAGGAACATATGCCAACATTTCATTTACACTCGTTTCTGGTGGATTTAGAAAAGAGAATTCCATTATAAAATAGGGATATATTTAAATTTTATATAAAAATTGAAATAATTTAAATAAATGAGTTGAAATACCTACACAGTCTCAACCATGCCAAAACTTCTTATCAAGTACAACGAAGACGCGGAACCAACACACGATGAATATTTTGATGAGAATGATATTGGATTTAGAACTAAAAATAGTGAATATATGAAAAATATGTTTACATTCTTTAGCACAATTGTTACAGAAATGAATGTTAGTATTACACCAGAAGGTATTAATATTTGTGCAATGGATATGGGACATATTTCTCTTATTAATAGTTTTATTCCTAAAAACTTGTTTAGTTCATATCAGTGTGATAGAAATTATGTAGTTGGTATTAATCTAAATATCATGGTTCGGATTCTAAACCATCTTAAGATAGACGACGAGTTGATCTTTATTTTTGGAAAGGACGACGAAATTAGTGATAGTATCGAATTGATTTTCGTCAATCAAAAATACGATAAATTCTATGAATTCAAGCTTATTAATATTGATAATGAAGAGTATGACGTTCACGAATTTGATGACACAGCTAAAATTTCTATGAGTTCTAGGTATTTTAACGATATTATTAAAGATTTTCAGGATATTGGTGAAAATCTTAGAATTAAGATTCTAAAGGATAAAGAAAAAATTAGTCTTAAAACAGATGGAGAAATGACTAGTCTAAAAATGATTCTTAACAATGATGAACTTGAGTTTGAAAATCTTAAGGATATTTGCCTAGATTTTAATCTAAAAAATATTAGTATGTTTAGTAAGGGGTATATGCTTCATAATACTATTAAAATAGAAATCGATAATGATGTCCCAGTTAAAATGAGATACAAGATTGGTGATGGTTATATTGACTATTACCTTGCACCAAAAATGGAGGATTAAAAAAATATAAATATAATTTATAATATTGTTGATATATATTATTTTTTAGTCTTAGTTCTTTCTAATTTTTGTTCGGTGATGCGAATATGTTTACTATTGTATACTTCTTTGACTCTTTTTTTATTTTTAGTATTATGTGATTTAGAACATCCTCCTTTACCTTTTTGTTTTATTCCATTAAGAAATTTTGGTTGAACACTAAAGTCTTCTTCCATAAAATTATACATTGTTGATAATTATATATTATAAATAATTATTTTCAATTTTATTATTAATAAAATTAATTAGAACCAAATGTATTCTCGTTACAGTATGTAATATATAAAAACCCATCGAAATCTTCTCTATTTTTATAACTTTCATATAATGACCTAATCGTTTGTGAGGTCATTGGGAGTGTTTTATCAACAAAAATAAATAGTGCTTCTTTATCAGTAAGTGAAATACGTTTCCTTATAACATAAATAAACTGCCCAACAGTCATATCATACGGAATTAAAAATTTCTGTTTATCAATATTATCTAATTTACACCCTTTATGTTTTTCAACAATAACCGGTATTTTATCTTCATACTTTAGTATTATTTTCGATGATTCCTCTATCCTTTTTTGTAGAGAGAACTGTTTTTTAAAAGATACCATTATATAATAATATTATAATATAATAATATTTAAATCTATTTCCAATATATTTAACTTCCACAATTATGGCTACAAATATAAATAATTTCGGAATTTACAAAGGAATTATCCATTCTGCTTAATTCTTCAAATGTTACATCATGTATATGGAATTTTTTTCGTTCCATATCTAACAAATCCTTTAGGTCTAACAAATTATATTCTACCAAAAATTTTGTATAATTATCAAGAACTTTATCTATAATCTCCTGAATAGACCCAAATTTACTGATATCTATAATATTATTATAACCCCATAAATATTTACATGAAATCTGAAAAGTAATCATTTATTATAAACTTTATTTTTATATTTAAATCAGATTTGTTTATACATATTAATGAAACTATTTATTATATGTTCAATAATAATTTGTGTAATAGAAATATATGTATTATTATATATTTGCATAGTATATTTTAATACAGGAAATATACAAAATAATATAATCAACTATAATTTTGGTGCTATAGAAGTTGAAGAAATACCACCTAATTATGAAACTTCTATTGATATTCCAAATTATATTGAATCAGAAGAAAATATTAATTTACAGTCGCCACCGCCATATTAATTTAATTTAATATATTTAAATAAAGATTATTTTTTATAATAGTTATAATGGACGCCTATTTTTTTGGGGTAATATTTATTTTAGTAGTATCAATAATATATGGGTTATGGATTTTTTGTGATTACTACTTTTTTATACCACAAAGAAACAATCGAATAAATAGAATCATTAATAATAATAATGTAGTAGAGATTCCTCCTACCTATGATGTTACTATAAACATGCCCTTTTATAATGGAAATGAAAGTCCTCCACCACCACCGTATTAATAGATATCACATTTATCCTGAGGTATATTCTTACTCCAACACTTTAAACGTTTAAAAAACACATAATAGATATATATTATTCCTAATAATGGTGTTATAAATCCTCCTAGCATAAAAAAGGTAATAAAAATAGATGTAGCTAGACAAATTTTTAGATAGAGTATGAATAACTTTATTGGAACAGGTCCGGCAGCTATTTTACCCACTTGGATAACAGACATAATCATACCAGATACTACGTTCCCTGCGAGGGTTAAAACCATTTACTATAATACTATATATTTTTTGATTTAATACAAAAAAATTGATTTCTAAATATGTATTAGTTCTAATTACACACATCAAGAATCAATCACTATGGCGCAAGTTGCACAGAACACAATGAAATACTGGAAAAGAGGGAAAGCTATCATTAGACCACACCTTGAAATAGGCGATCTCTGGTCCTACGACCAAATCAAACAAAAGGTCGATACAATGAAACAAGAGATAGGTATACAAAATATTAATATCTATGAAAAAAATTCATATTGCTACGAATTAAATGGCTCATGGAACGTTGTGTTCGGCTTTTTGATTAGGAGAGAAGACGGTACACTAATCGAGTATACATATATGGTGAGACGCGACCACCTTCTTAATAAGACATATTTCTGTCCATTTTACGTTGAAGGACATGGATATTGTAGCCTACCCAAGATGGAGTTTACTTTGAAGGATACTCCTCAAGAATTCAAGATTGTAGAAGAGTATTTTAAGGAAAAATACAATGCTACAGAAATTTCGACCTTCCCAGCTTAGTAAATATTAATTATCTATATATTCTATATTTTTTATTTATATTGTAGTATAGTATCTAAATATATAAATTTTATAGGGAACTAAAATATAAATTTGTGCTTAAAAAAATTGATTATTAAAAATTTGATTGAGAAGAGCATTCGCCGCAACAACCAATCCAACCCAAACATGCCTTCCGTTACTGCAATTGTCTGTTCAATCCTTGCCATCTATAATTGTAGTACTAGTCAAATAAAACTAAGGGAATATATTAAACAATATAAATCTGATGAAGAAGACTATATCAATAAATATGTTCTTACACCGTGGCAACGCGGTGATAGATGGCCTGTGGACTTTAAAAGGAATCTAATTATCTCTATTCTAGAAGGTGCTGACATATCCAAAATAACAATTGGAAGTGTTATCGGAGATGAAGAGTATTCGTGTATTATTGATGGTGGTCACAGAACCAGAACTTTGGCAGAATTTATGGACAATAAATGGTCTATCAAAATTGGGAATGATACTGTTTGGTACAACAAAGAAATCGACCCATCTTCTTCTAGTGTTCGTTCATTTACAAAGGAGGAAAAAAAATATTTTGATAATAAACGCCTAGATATCGTAGAATATGTAGATTGTACAGATGAGGACTGTCGAACACTATTTGTTAAACTACAGAATTCAGCACCAATGTCTGTTGCTGATATGATTAACAGTTATCCTTCACATCTTGTAGATTTTCTCAGAACCATGTGCGAAACCCAGAAAGAAGTAAATGGAGAAACATTGTCTGTTGGAGAGCATTTCAAAAATATTAAAGGACTTGAAAATCCAGGAAAGAATCAAGTTTTACATCAACTTGTCGCTTTGTTTACGATTTTTAACCCACTTGTAACTGAAAGTGAACAAGATAGCGATAGTGATAGCTATAGCGATAACGATAGTGATAACGATAGTGATAACGATAGTGATAATGATAATGATAATGATAGTAATAGTGAAATTATCCAAGCAATGAAATGTATTAAAATGGGTCAGACACGTGAAGCCCCAACATTAAAGTATGTCGAAAAGTATGGATTTAAAACCCAACTTACAGAAGACGTAAAATCTAAATTTAATGAGGTTATAGAATATATTCTGAACTATGCTTACGATAATAAGAAGTCATTATCTGCTTCATATATTTATACACTAGTTCATACCAGAGAATATTTTGGTGAAAAGTTTAATGTGACAACATATACAAAGCTAACCGATGATAGCACAAAATATCTAGACCTAAAGAAAAGGGAGATTAAAACTTACAAAACTTCGGGTTGGGATGCTGCAAAAATTTTAGCACACGAAGCAAATCAGTTGAATTCAAAATACGATGGAACCCTAGATAGATTCGCTAATACTAAAACTTCTGGTGGTGCTAATTATAATGGAATGAAAACCAGACTTGATATTGTAAAGGCTCATTGCTTCAACTAATTACTAACAATCTCTATTATCTATATATTCTATATTTTTTATTTATATTGTAGTATAGTAATTAGGTATGGGTTCTTCACCAAAACTGAAAACACTAAAAAAAAATTTTAAAAACAAGTCTAAAATTTTTAAAAAAATAAAAAATAAACCGTCCAAATTTAATAGTATGTTAGAGAAATACCAGCCTAAAATAAACAAAGTTATGAATAAAGTGTCTAATAAAGTTTCTATTAAAACCAAAAAGAATAGTAATGGTAGAATACAAGTAAATGTAACACCAGTTAGTAATAAAAAACCAACAGTAAATAGTTCTAATCAACAAATGACAGAAAGTAATGATGAATTTAGTGAAGACATTAATCTATTTTTAGAAACCCAGAAGTGTGATTTGTTTAATAAACTTAACATGCAAAGAAAATCAAGAAAACAATTAAAAAACACCTACCTAAAAAATAAAGATGGACTCAAGGATTACTACAATAAATATTTAGATTGTATTGATAAAAATTTAGAAACATCTGAAAATAGACTTATGATGCTACGAGATCCTAAATTTAATGATGGGCTATCACCAAATCAAAAAAAATTAAATGAAATGAAATTGCGTAGAACTATACGTAAAAATAAAAAACTTCTACGCAAAATATGTACTAGAACCGAAACAATTTTTTGTGAAAAAACAGAAATACCAAATGAAAAGCTAAAACTTGGTATTAGTGTGTGTCAGAAAAGGAGAATGTGTAAGGGATTAAATGTATCATTAGGAAATATACCAAGAGATTCTAAAATGTTTATTAAAGATATTACTAAAACTTTTTTAGGACCACTAATAAAAACAGTATCAAAATCTAAAAAAAATGGAATTAATTAAATGGGTATGCGTGTAAAGTAGTATTACAACTTTTATTTTTTATATTACTATTATCATTGGCATCTGTTTTTGCAACAGTTTTATAAGTATCAAAAACATTAGAACCAACTACTTTAGTAGAAGGGCAACTTTCGTCTACATTATCAAGAAGTTGTGTAACAAGAGGTTTCTTTAATGGGACAGTTTCCATAATTTCTTCTTCATTAAACCACCATCCATTTTCAGACGTTTTTAAATATGCTTCATCAATTGTTTGATATTCTGTAAAGGATTTCATTATATATATACAATTTATTTTATTTTATATCACAGTTTTACAGTTATTTAAGAATTAGTAGTAAATATAGTTTATGATTAAAACCTTAGGTTTAGAAAAAAAATACATACCAACGTTTGTTAATAGTAATAGTAATAATAATAATAATAATAATAAAAATAAAATAATAGACCCTGAAATTTTACAGCAATTAATTGATTCAAAAAACAAAATAAATAAAGACAGATATAAAAAATATTGGGACAAAACAAAAAAATTTAGCAATATTTATGAATTGGTATATATACCAAATAAAAATAATAGAAAGCATAGTATATCTTACTATAAACCATTAAGTCGTTCTTATTTTAAATTATGTGAAATAATTACAGATTTTGACTTACTTTCTTCTAAAAAAAATTTGAATGTGTTGTGTTTGGCGGAAGGTCCTGGTGGATTTATGGAATCTGTTGTAAATTTTAGGAATAATTCAAATGATAATATTTATGGTATAACTCTAAAATCTTTTAACAAGGATATACCTGGTTGGAAAAAGGCAAAACAGTTTATTACAAGTAATAATATTCAAATAACATATGGCGTTGATGGTACGGGAAATTTGTATAATATAGATAACATCAAATATCTTAAGAGTTTTATAAAGGGGGAACTTGATTTTATTACAGCTGATGGCGGATTTGATTTTTCGATTGATTTTAATAGTCAGGAAGAATTAAGTTATAGAATAATATTTTCTGAAATAGTAAGTGCTCTATATTTACTAAAAAAAGGAGGTGATTTTGTATGCAAATTATTTGATATTCACTCGTTAATAACTGTAAAGTTTATTTTTATACTAACAAATCATTTTGATAATGTTTTTATAACAAAACCTTTTACGAGTAGATCAGCTAACTCAGAAAAATACTTAGTATGTAAGGGATTTACAGGTATAGATTCGAATTATATAGAATTACTATTTCTCTATATACAAAATTGGGATGTTATGAAAAATTCATTGCTATCTTTTATAGATGTTCCAAGTAATTTTATACGACGACTATATATTTATAATAATATAACAACATTACACCAGATTAAAAATATTAATTATACATTGGATTTAATTGATAATAATATACAAAACAAAAAGGAGATAATAGAATACCAAACTTCAAAGGCAATTGATTGGTGTAATAGATATAATGTTAGAATAAACAACAAGAGCAAGTTCATGAATTTAAATGTTGATAAATATATATGGAATTATCAGTAAAAAATAGTTATCCAGTAGATAATAAAACAAATGTGCCTTATACTAAACGGGATTCCTCACCATTTACAGAAATTAGAGGACCAACTAAAAATGGTGGATTATATGGAGGCGAACATAGCAATAAACCATGGATGCCTATTTATGTTGAACCTACTTCAACTGGATTTATGGAAAATTTACGCTCAGCAAATCCTCCACCTGGTGCAATTAGTCAATTTGTTGGAACAACAAGACTCGGTAATAACTATACCGCTATGCCTGGTGTTGAATGGTACGTATCAAAAAAACCTGAATGTGGTCCACATAGTATAAAAGGTATCAAGGAGTAAATGTTTTGTTATTTATAAAATATTCTAATGCGTCTTGGACTTTATAAAACGAAAAATCTATAAAGGGTTGTTCTTTTTTTTTACCAATTAGTATAGTTATCCAGCCAAATGATTTGGCTGCTTTAAGATTTGTTTCACTATCATCAAAAAATATACACAAATCATCCTCTGTTATATTATTTAGTTCTATAAATTTAATGTATGAAGACTCTAAGGGTTTTAATGTATTAATATCTTTTGTAATCATTTTTTCAAAATGATGCTCTATACCGATTCTTTTTAAAGAGAAATAACAGTGGCTTATATTTGAATTTGTATAGATTATTTTTTTATCTGGTAGAAAGGATAGTAATAGACCCAAATAGTCATTTTTTGTTAAGTATGAATGTTTAAAAGGAATATTTTTTGGTATATCGTATAGTGTGTAATCCAGATCAAAAATCCAGAATAGCATGTCATTATTATTTAGTAAAAAATCTTCAAGTTATTTAAAAAATAGAACATAAATAATCTAATGTATTTTTATGTTAGTATAATTGTTTACTATATTTATGGGTTGTGTTATTTTTCATATATAACACTAAATGCAAAAAAAAAGACTATATACTCATTGGTCACTGAACCGAATGATATAGTTTAATAAAAAAATTGATTTAATTTATTGTTTGTATGAGAAGAACACACCAGCAATAACCAACTATGTTTACTCCAAATGAACTTGACTGCTCTTCTCCCCAAATGGAACAACCTACAGGTATCAAACCTGTTCTTAAGCCCCATCAATTGACAGCGTTACATGCGGCAAGAAACCTAGAAGAAACGCGTTTAACCAAGATTGTAAGACCAAATTATTCTTATGATATTAAATCATCTATTGGAGTTTTGTGTGATAAAGTTGGAAGTGGTAAAACACTGGAACTACTTTCTATTATAGAATCTAAACGGTCTCTCACAGAATATGAACCCCATAAATCCTTAAATATTTCAGATGAAATTACAGTTTCCTTTACTTCTAATAAATCTAAAATATTCAAACCAGTTAATCTAATTGTAGTTCCACACACTATTTTTAAACAGTGGGTAGAAGCTATCAAAACCCAAACGAACCTAACTCTTGTAGAAATATATAATAAAAAAACTATCGAAAAATTCGTAAAGGAACCTGATTTTTCCCTAAATCAGGATGTGATGCTTGTTTCATCCACCCAATATAGGAAATTTTATGATGCCTATGAAACCTACGAAAGAGAGTTTTCACACCTTAATAATACAACATTAATTTTGTCAAGAGTTGTTTTTGATGAAGCTAATATGATTAATATTAAAAGTTTGTCCATACCAAAGGTGTCTTTTAGTTGGTTTTTGACCTCATCCTGTGCTTCCCTCTATTATCCATTTGGTAAAAAGTTCTATAGGTCTGAAATAACAGGTGACTTCGAACCCTGGGATAGGTATACTGATCAGGTTCGGTATCCAGCTCCATCTTTAAAAATTACGGGTATTGAAAATACGGGTTATATCAGAGATACGTTTGCTCGATTAAGCACTCATACAAGATCAACCACTGCAAATTACAATTACAATTACAATAATGTTCATAGCTACATTGAGGATTATGTCAATAAAATGTTTATTAAGAATAAAAATTCTTTTATCGAAGAATCGTTTAAACTGGAACAACCCAACGTAACCGATTTCATCCTTGAGAACCCAATTATTTATAACATGCTTACAAATATCGTAGATAGCAAAATTATTAGTATGATTAATGGTGGTGATATTAATTCTGCAATAGAATCACTAAACTGTAACAAAACAACAGATGATAATCTAATTACGACTGTGACAAAAACTCTAGAAACACAACTTCATAATCTAAATGTAGAACGTAATATGAAAGAGAATATTATCTATACTTCAGATGAATACAAAGCAACAGTTCTTGAAAAAATAGACGAGAAAATAAAAGAGGTTCAACACAAAATTAAGGTGCTAACCGAAAGAATTAACGAAAATGATATGTGTGCTATTTGTTACGATACAATTACAAATCAAACCATTGTTGATTGTTGTCATAATAGTTTCTGCTTTGCGTGTTTGACTACCTGGATGACTCAGTCAAATAAATGCCCTCACTGTAGGAAAAAAATTGGAAGCACAAATCTTACCGTTGTTACAGAAACTATAGAAGAAAAGGAAATGGAAAAGGAAGAACCTCGACTTACAAAGATTGAAAAACTAAAACAGTTGCTTTTGGAACGCCTCGAAGAAAAGCCAGACACAAAATTCCTTATCTTTTCAGAATATTCAAATATCTTCATGGAAATATCAAGACTTCTGGTTGATATGGATATTAATTATAGGATTGTGAAGGGTCAAGTAAATAAAACTATTAGGGATTATAAAGAGGGTGATCTAAACTGTCTCCTTCTTAACACGACCCATTTTGGGAATGGGCTTAATCTAGAAAATACCGATGATATTATTCTACTCCATTCACTCAATAAAGAACTCAATCATCAGGTAATTGGTAGGGCACAGAGACCAGGTAGGAAAACAAAACTTAACATTTGGAATCTAAAATATAAGAATGAGGT